TCTGAATCATTCTAAACGCAAAAAGGGTGGCCTACCCTTGCGGACAAACCACCCAAAATTTCGTTGATTGTTAATTTATTTCACAATTCTCTGGTAGGTGTAATATGCGTCACCGCTTCCGACGGTGTCGTCAAAATTATCCTCATCCTCGCACTCGCCGATTAACTCGACGTATGCGGCCACTGAGGGGTGCTGTGCGATTTCGTGATAACGTGCCACACCAGCTTCATCGAGGATTCCACACTCAGCGCACTCGTCGAGCACGCCCTTACAAGCCTCGTTTTTTGCCGTGGCCGTATCGCGCTGGGCGACACATTCACGGCTCTGACGGGCGAGGGACTCCGCATGGAATCCCGACACGCCCTCCATAAAGGCAAAAACCCCGCACACCACAATTGCGGCGAGCGGGGTAAAACGCTGAATATTCTTCATGCTACCTAAGCGTATTGATAATTCTAAAATTCACTCTATGCCACGTCCTCCAAAAGCGTCTTGCGCCCACGGAGAACTTAGGGCTAGAATACAGCAGTATGCCATACCCCAGCGACAGTGTGCCCACGAGCATGTCGCCCGAGAGCACGGCAAGGCACGGGAGCATAAGCACCGTGCCGGCCAAATAGGCGCAATAATCCCTCATGACCATTTGCGCATATCCACGCACGCCGTCGCGCCCGCTTTGTTGAGTCCCGTGATTTCGGCCTTTTCGGTCGTGCCGTATGCGGTCGCTATTATCATAGCTATGGCCGCCAGTTCATGCTTACTCATGACACTACCATCTATCGAATCTGGCACTGCGCTTGTTTGCGAGCGCAATTAACTCAGCACTCGGGCGCTCATTCGTGCGTATTGCACCGCCCTTCATGCGCTTGTACTCCCACGTCGGCAGCGTCCCCTTAATCTGGTCGCTGGCAGATACCCGCTTGTGCATTTTGCCAAGCTCTGTTATCCCGTGCGAGCGGCCGCGCCCAGGCTGCCACTCACGGTTCTCCTTCACGTTGCAGCGACGGCGCACAGCACGCCCCTTGCAAGATTCAAAGATTCTACTCATAGTTACCCGCTTGACCGTGCTGCGGTAGGGCTTGATTAGTGCCACGTGCGGGAATTGAACCCGCCCCGCCCCCTAAGGGATAGTTCCTCTTCATCGTGGCTGTAGGTGGCCTATGCCGCCTTCTGTATGTTCTTGCGCGTATTCTTGCCGGTGTTCTTGCGCGTGTTCTTAGGCTTCGGCGCCTGCTCGGGCTCGACCTTCACGTCCACGACCTTCTCCTCTGCCTTGCTCCAGTAGATGCCGTCCTTCTTCTCCACCTTCACCCACTTGGGCACGGTGGTGGTGCCTGTATTCACCCAGCCAGTTGTGAGCTTGTCAGCCTCCTTACGGCTGTTTTCGAGACCCTTTAATGTGTCTTCGATGAAGACACTCTGGGCGAGCCCACGGAGTACATTTTGCACGGACACCACCACGGCGGTGGAGTTCTTGCCACGGTCTTCTGCCTTTACGATAGGGCAGAGCTTCTGCACACGGACGGCCTTGTATTCCCCCTCGTTGAGGGTGTAAAGCCTGTAATCTTTCCCGTCCACGTCCACGACCATAGCGACGGGCTTGCACAGCATAGGTGCGCGCCAGTCATTCCCACGGTGGAGTTCGCACGTGCTCATGAGCTCCTTCGCCCATGCGGCTGCAAAATCCTTTGCGGTGTACCTGTTCTTTTCCGTTTTCACGCCCAGCAGCTTGAACGCTTCATGCACGGTTATGGTGGTGCCGTCGAGGGTGATTTTACCCGACATACCAGAGAGTTGCTTTGCAACCTGATTCCACGACTGTGCCTTAGCGATTAGCTGACGAGATACTGCATTTACCTGACTTTTCTTAACGTTTGCCATAACTTAACAAATTTTAGATTTAACATTGATTTACTCGTTAGTCCTGTGGGAACCGCCCCCACCTGTGTGTCTGGTATATGCGTACCTTTGCACAGCAAACCGTAATACTTGCGTATCTGTTTAAGGACCATAAGTATCTCGACAGTCCGCCCATATAGGGCGAGCCGGTAAAGTAGTCTCAAACAATCTATTTTTGCCGCTTCCTATCCACGAAATCTATGTGCCCTCACATTCAGCGCCTACAAAGTAGGCCCATGTTTGCTTTTCATTACGATTTTACGGCTTTTTACGGCCTAATGACCAGTTACGGCCACAGCAAATTAAGATTCATGTGGGTATCAGCCCGAACCCTAATTCACACCCGCATTTCAGCGGTGGGTATTATGAGTTTCGCAATTAGGAAATTTTAACATTGATTCCAACCACTACCAGAAAGTAGTGTAACGCCTAAATTTGGGGTTTTCCGCGGTTATTTCATCAGTAAAAGACAACCTATTAACATGCAACTATCTGGCTATATGTTAAGCCCTATTCTTTCGTAGGGGTTTGGCTTAACGGGTATTTCATATAATGAAGGTGCCCGCCGTCCCGCCGTGCCAACTTTTTCAAGTGGGTGGCCGTTATTCTTTTCGCTACTGGTAAATACCAGATTACGGCAAATTGAAAAACTGTAAATACTGATTACTTGCGCATACTTTCCAAATGAACCGAAAAGGCGTTTTCCACACTCGCACACAGTGTGCAATGTGTGTTGTCTCAACAAATCAAAGGTACGGCGCATGCACTCATGCACTATTGAAACGTGAAGCGTTAACTTCGAATTTCTGACACAAAGACACGAAAGGACGAAGAACAAGCCAAACTTTTTGAGGGGATTTTTAATAAATTTATCGAAATTTCTCTATAATACGTAGTATTAAAAGACCGATTTAGTAAAAGATTTCAACAAAGAAAAGTTTTGGGAGGCTCTGGTATCAAGTTTCACTTTTTATAGGGTTTTAAAAATGTAACTATCTGATAGTCAGGTAGTTACGCATTTCTTTAACATTTTTATACAAAAAGTCCCACTTACTATAAAAGTGAAACTTACAAAACAGCTTTTCCTATATATAGCTGAGGAAAACCGCTGAAAAATAGGGGGGTGGGTATGGTGCTTTTTCTGGAGTGCAGGTTTAAATTTTTCCCGATTTTCAAATTTCGGTTCTTAACATTTGTTTGCATTTAAATGAGAGCTGAGATGGTTCCCCAGCCTTTCTCCAAACGGCTTTCAGAAATGGTCTTCTAAGCGCATTTCTCGAAGCAGGTGGCATAATTGTCCACAACCACCAAGAAAGCCGCTTAGAATCAACGTACGGGGCCTCTATGACAATCCTACATTATTTTCCTCATCTCTGACACACAAAAACACAAAAACAAGACACCCCAAAATTTTTTCCGCTCATTTTTCAAGTTTCAATGCTGGGATGGTAACGCTCATGACAAGCCTCCTACCAGCATCCCGTCAATACAGACGCACACCACCCCAGCAACCATCGGAGACAATTCCGCCTCACGCCTCAAAAGCATCGCAGTAGTCCTTCAGCGCACCCTCCAGAGAATACTCGCTCTTTTCGTATGGCGATTCATAGTGGCCATTGTTGAAGTCGATGTAAACCGTTGTCGAGTCCTCGCTTACCGAAACACGATTAGCAAAGGCTGCGGCAATGTTAACGTGTGTGAACGGGCGGGGCGGCGAGCCGGGGCCGGGCCAAAAAAGAAAGAAGCAAAGAAAACTACCCCTTGGAAACCTTTAGAATACTTTTAGAAAAACCTAAAAGAAAAAATAAAAAATTCTTGTAGTGGAAGGGAAGGTGAACGAAGTGAACCTTCCCGTTTAGAGGGGTAGGGGGTTTTAAAAAGGGGGGAGGGGTGAACGTAGTGAACCCTTCCCCCCTTTTTAGAGAGTAGTAGTTAAATTTTTAGGGAGGTCTTGGTAACTTTCTTTTCTTTTATTTATTTTCTTTTCTCTTTTTTGGAACTCCTACCTTTTTTCTCTTTTCTTTTTTTCTTTTCTTTTCAAGCCTTACTCCGAGGTAGTTTATTGCTCGCCCAAGGGCTCACAATAAACTCCTCTTCGTAAGGCGGGCTTTCTACTGCTGTAATGGCTATGAGAGGCACAAAGAACTATATCCCCTTTCCCAGGGTGTAAACCACAAATAACCCCCTGGGCCGCGCGGAAACTTTTTGAGATATATTGGGAGTAATTCGGCAGTGGAAGAAAGTTAATCCACAAAAGGGATGGACTAACTCAAAATTCTTGCTTGCGTCTTGCGCTCGCGCGCCCGCTGGCCCTGGCCGCCTCGGCGGACCCCTCGGGCTACGGCACGGCACGGCACGAAAAACGGGAAGCCCCATCGGAGCCTCCCGCCATTCACCAATAAAAATCAAAATCCGAAGACCAACTTATAGCGTAGAATCGCCATAGAGGCGCCTCTCGTTAATTCTAAGAGCATTTAACCTGCTTGATGGAGAATTATTCCACCCGACCAAATTCTTGCGCTCTACAGGCCTTATTTTACATTTCTGTACTTTCGCCTACTCTCAAAGCTGGCCTCAAGCATCCTTTTCAGCCCCAAAACACTCTCTCGGAGCATTCTGTTTTCCTCTTTGAGCTGGCTGATCATGTGTATGTACGATTGTTCTTCCAGTTCATTCATTCTCAAAGAGTAATGCAGCAGTCCAAAACAACCATGCGAACAACAAGGCCACCCTAACTCGTTTTTGATCTTTGGTGATATGTAACGTGGCCGAAGGAATCAGCACGAACGCCCAGCTTCTCTTGTTGTACAATTTTTCAAATGCAAACGAAATTCTCATAGTTTTCTATTTTTTAACGACGGTGTTTTAATCAACTTATCAATGGCAGTTAGTTTTTCGTGTATCTCCCTACCCTCCTCAGACCGAATGTTAATAAACATCTCGCAACCCTCGAATTTACGGTTGTCGCAGGCATAGTACGTCTTGTGGTACTCTGGCACTTCACGGAAATAGCCTGTCTTACTCGGCCTTTTTGGCTTATTGTGACAGACCCATGAGCATTCGCTTCTGTAAAGCCCCTCCCTTATGGAGCCACGGATTCTGTAGGCGCAATTTGTGCAAATTTTTCTTTCGAATCTTGCCTTCCGCCTTTCATCAAGCCTTCTTTGGAGCTCGCCCTCCAAATCTTTTGTTGGTATTTTACTTAAATCAATCATCAGCAGCAAACAAATAAGTCACTGGTAGCCATGAATACCCCCATGCTACCCCTATTTTTGGTGGGTTGTAACGCCTGGGATTGAATGACACACAGTTAAAGTTTCTAATTCTCACAAAGTCATGGAAGACCTTGTTTTCTAATCTACTTCTACCCTTGACGTGCAGCATTATGTCGCTTCCGTTTTTGGGGTAATACTCAAATGACCGCCATTCATAGCCGATCATCTGCTTTTTAGACACCAGCTCCATATCAGATAGTTATCTTTTCATTTGGACCAGCCTCATGACAATACTTCGCGGCCTCCTTAGTCGCATTCATGATTGCCATTGTGATTTTCATGGACGGGCCAATGATCTTTTTGCTTTGCATTAGCAGCACCTTGGTCATACCATAGATGAGCCTTCCAATATCGCCCTTGCTGACATTGCTGGTTGTACAGTCACGTCTGTGGCACGGCTTTCTCCAGCCATCCTGAATCTCCCACCCGAACGACCAAAGATTCTCGCCGACATGAGCCACGATAATCTGTGCGTGCCGCCCCTTCTCAGCTTCGAACGTGATGGTTCTCACGTTTCTATAAAATACCCCGTTTACCACCTCGTCACTGATAGGCTGCACACTCGAAAAATACTCGCTTAAAGTCATTTGTTATAATACGTTAATGACAAAACTGCCGTCATCAAATAATGATTTTTCCTTCGTCGAGAATAAGCCTGCCAGAGTTTTTTGGCTCTTTTTGCTCATTCATCAATTTTTTGAATTTCTCAATAAGGTCGCACATGACCGCATCATCCACATGTCCCAGGTGAAGGTAAACACACCCATCCAACAGTGTACAGTCTTTTACGGTTTTTTCTTTGAAATGGATGTATTCTTTTCCGTCCATTACAACTGGGAACCCCTTGAAGTCATCAAGAGCCGCATTGAGTGCAACCACTGTAGCCTCGGGGTACTTCTTATATTCAAAAAAAGTCTGATGCTCGTTAATCATACTCTTCCTCCTCCTCAATGTCATGGTCTGGCGGGAGAATGCGCAGGTCATAGCACTTCTCAATGTCCTTCTTAGTCAATTTGGAAATGTTTCTGTACTTGACGTGCTTTCTCAGCTTTATATAAACACCCCGGTCTTCTACTGCGACCAGATCATTCAAATGCTGCACGGCCTCGAAATCGATCGCCCGCAATACATCCCACCCCTTACGGTCTTCATAAACGATCCCCATCTTTTTAAGATTGTTGAGAACCGTGTAAACCGTTTGAATGTACATGGAGTTACGAACAGCGAACTGCTTTGAATTTAGCGAGCACACGCCACATTCCATAGTCTCCTGGATGATTGTTGCCACGGTTTTCAGTTCTTGGTTGTTCAAATAAAAAATCAGAACCGTTGGAATTACAGTAACATTTCCTGTGAATACTTTTTTGAGAATTGGTTGCGCCACCACCTTGTATTCAATACCTGGAATGGAAATATCCATCTCCTGGAGACGCTGCGGGACAACTTCGAGCGTCTCTGGCGGCCTAAGACTTGGTTTCTTCATTTACACTTGGTAATAAAGCAAAACTGCTGTCATCAATTAGTCACTATTGCTAATGACAGTGCAAAGTTACGCATAAAATTTGGTATTAAGGATTTTTACAACGGCAAATAATTCTTATAAAAAATATTTGTATTAATTTTGCACAATAAATGGCATAGATGCCAATGAAGACAAAAGAACAGATAATAAGGTATACATCACAGTGTAGTTTTACGGATGAGGACTGGGAAAAGGTTGTTTACCATTGCCGCAAGAAATTCGGAGGTGGAAATGTGCGCAGGGCACTGAAACCACTATCAAAATCAACTTACACCCAATTTTTATCATGGCTCAAGACTGGGTTTGGCGTTGGAGATATTGTAAGGTATGGCCATACGCTTGGAATCGTAGGTGCATACACGCCAGACTACGCCTCACTTTCAGTGTACTTCACAACAAGCGGTGAATTTGTGGAAAAATGTCTTATTGTCAAGCCTAACAAGTTGTTCAATGCCGCAAGCCAAGAAGTGGCCGAGGTGGATGACATTCTCACTTCAAAGAACCTTAAATTTTCAATCCGCTTATCAAGGCTGGTTTGCAGGTACAAACCATGCGATGGTGACATAGTGAGAGTTTCATTCAATGAAATCAAGACCACTGGAATTTTCCGTTCAGAACAAGCTGGGGAAATCAGCTTTTATGCCTATGTCGAAAGTGGGAAAATACTAAAGGATCATGTGCTTAATGCCAATAGTGTCGTTATGAGTCTGCCGACGAAAACTGATGTTGAACGGTTGCAGATAGCACTTGCGAAGAATGGCATGGAGTGGTCAGCATGGCGGAAGGTGCTTAGTGTATTGAAGGCCAAGCGTGCGGACAAGGGTGGAAGGTATTGGTACTTGTCAGAAAATTTTACAATTATATCTGACAAAGACATGTACACCAAAAAGCATAATCAGCGGTACGATAGTGGAAATTATTTTTGTTCTTATGGCGACTCAATACTGTTTGCTCAAAAGGTAAAGGAACTAAGAAAAGAATTGGCCGGGGCGACATGACACCCCAGCCATTCCTATTTCCAAGAAGATTTCAATGCTTTCTCATACCAGTAATCATCAGCCACTTTAGCGTCAATACTGTCTATGACGGACTCCTGGCCATGCTTGGCGTTCCACTCTCTGACTTTGCTTGCTGAGAAAGTGAACATGCCGTGTGGCCTTGATTCTGATTGGGCGAGCGCATTCCAGCAGCTCATTTCATCACGTCTCGTTGTCGGCACGTCGTTTTTAAATTTACGTCTGAATGCCTCATTGTCATTTTCCCTGTTCTTTCTGTAATAGAGTGCCCATAGATACATAGTGACCTCCATATCAGTCAATTTGTACCACCCATCATTGTCATCGTCTTCAGCGGTAAAGATCACCTTTCTAAGATATGACATGTTATCTGAGAACTCGCCTCTCACCTGCTCTTTGGCGCATGAGGTTTCCTGTAGGTTCATTACCCCAGTTTTCGTAACCACGTAGTTATCCCCATTCATTGGGAAGTTAAAGATTTCATGCAGCCTTGACCTGTCGCACTGGTTGGCTTTCCTGATAGAGAACCCAGCACCCCACACATCTATTTGCATCGAGTTGTCTAAGGCATAAACAAACTGCTCATTGGCATTCTTTACTATGCCATCGAGTATTTGCCTTGGTATCTCCCAGCCCCAGTTTTCCTCCAGCTTTGGCTCATCGTCAGCATAATCTCCTTCGTCTGGCGTATAGGCCTCAAATAGGCAGCTTAGCATAAACGCAGCGTGCAGCATATATGGATTACCGCTTATTTCTCTTGGCTCGGAAAACATGAGGTGAATGTCGTAATCACCGTATGGCTGATACTTTGACTCACTTTCCATCTTTCTTTCTCATTTCATCAATACAGGCGAACAGGTCGTTTGACATTGGCGACACCAGTCTTGCCATGTTGTACACCACGTTTTTTATTACGCCGTACAATTTGTTTGCGTGGGCAGAATCCCTCTTGTTGTACATGTTGAAAAATATGGAACTGGCAATCTCAGCACTGTCGCCGCTCAACATTGTGACAATCTCATCATCAATGTTCTTTACGGCAATCAGTACGCTTGATCCGTTACCCTCCTTTTCAATAATGTCCATGATTTTCTCAATCGTTTCCTTCTTCATTGCTCTCAAATTTTAAAGCGTTGATATTCAATATTTTCGTTAGCGAGGTTCTGATAGCCCTCATGTGACGCCCAATTAGGCAAATCTGCGTTCTCTCATCTTTTGAGATTTGATGATTTTCCTTTGCGTATTTGCTCAGAAACTTTTGCCACTCATCAATCTTGCCATGAAGAAAGAACATTCTCTCCGTTTCTGAATCAAATGGCCTGGCATGAAAATTTGCCTCACTCACCCAATCAAATTTCAATTTGGCCATGTCACAAACCAGAAAGCCATCGTCTTGATTGCTGTCTATCTCACGTCCAAGCCTTGCCTCTGCCTCGTATCGAAGCATTGGCTCAGCCTCGATCGTCTTTTGAATTATGTACTTTTTCATTTTCAATAATTGTTGTTTCGTGATTGACAAAATCCAATGCGTTTTCGTATGTCGCAAAGAGCGCGTCATAACAAATTGTGTCATCACTGCCCCTGGTGGTGACGTACATTTTCATTATAACCCACTTCACAAATTTTTTGCGCATAACTGCGAAGCCAAAAACCACACCATAAGTAGAGGTGTACACTGGAACAATTTTGTACTTTGGTTGAAACCATTTTTTCAGTAAGCTCATATTTGTAATTTATTTTTGAGCAACACTGTTTTTATCAATTATGTCTGAGGGCTTGACGTATTCATCAAAGTCCTTAATTTCACTCAATGGTAGGAATGCTGGACAATGTTCATCACCAGCCCTCCAGTCCGAAGGCACAATGTTATATGGTCCATTCTCGAATTCTATTTGATATTTGTACCTGTAGCAGCGATACCTGTCCATGCAGCCTCTCGCTGTACACGGCTTCCTGACCTTTCTTGCCCGTTCATAGAACATTTTTGATACCCACCACCCAGTAGGCTGGAGATACTTTTGGTACTGCCAGGGTATGGTATTCAGCCACCATATATCGTTCACCTTTTGGCATGAGCCATCTCGCTTTAGGAAGTACCTTATTTTTCCACCTCCGCCCAGTATTTGATGTGCGTCTCTTTCATATACATACGGGAATATCTGATAGCACCTATCGCCTATAACCTCAAGGTATTTTGGCCGTGCCATCAAGAATCGTTTCCAATATGCACATTCCCAGCACATGTTGTTCTGCACCATCAGCCTGCATATCTCGGCATTTTCGTTCATGTTGTACGCAAAATACATCTTCCCGCATTTTGAACACACGAACTTGTTGCCAAGCACACACTTTTTGTTAAGCCACTTTTTTCTCATAACTTCATATCAGCGAACAAATCATATATATGATCGTCAGTTATTCCGATATATATAAGTGTGACCTGCAAACTTGTGTGTCTGAAGATTCTGTTGAGCTCAATGAGCGCATCAGTACTTCTATTTCTTTTTTCATACACGTACCGTCCGAAAGTCTTTCTGAAAGTGTGTGTGCTGAAGTTGCCAATTTCAAGATGGTACTTTCTCTTCCACCCTTTGGCAATCTTATTTATATATTGTATGGTAATTGGCTCGCCATGCGATCTTTGGCTCGAAAATATATATGAGCTCAATTTTGGCTTACCAGCCACCTTGTACATTTCGGATATTCTGTCAGCGGTGTTTTGGCCAATGGGAATGCCCTTGGTCTTTCCAGTCTTTTGCTCTGTCACGATAACGCTTCTCTTGTCAAGAACGTCGCCCCACTTTAGCTTTCGCACATCGCTCGCTCTAAGCCCAAGACAGAACGACAATATACAATAGAATGCCCAAATGTGCTTTCCGTCCTTGGAAAGACAGTCAACAAGTCGCTTGAACTCGTCATACTTGAAATAATCCGCAGTTGTAATTGATCCCTTTGCGCTCATAACCTAATATTTTTGTTTTATGACCACAAAGGTATAACTAAAAAGTGAAACAAAAAAATATTTTTAGTTTCTCAACATAGTTAATTTCTGCAAATTGTAGCCGAACCGACTGAAAATAAAGGAGTGTTCAATAATTGGATTTACATATTTTAACTAAACGCGCGCAAGGGGACTCTCCTCACGCGCGAACATTATAATATGGCTACTTTACACCACTATGGCCGAAGCCGCCATCACCCCGCTCGGTATCATCCAGGGTTTCCACTTCTGCAAACTCAACCTTAGCGTGCTGAGCTATCACAATTTGGGCTATACGATCACCCGGGTTGATAGTAAAGGGCTCTTGTGAGATGTTTACAAGTAAAACGCCAACATTTCCTGTAAAATCGGAGTCTATAGTCCCTGGAGCGTTAAGAACCGTCACACCATGTTTCATTGCCAGTCCACTGCGAGGACGAATCTGTGCCTCATAACCAACTGGGAGCTGAATATGGATGCCTGTACCAATAAGGCGACGCTCCAATGGGTGAAGGACAATCGCTTCTTCAATGTCAGCGCGCAAGTCCATACCAGCAGACTGAGGGGTTGCATACTTGGGGAGCTGCTGCTTCCCACTGTTCACTACTTTTACTTTTACATTCTCCATAATTGTACTATTTACTTTTCTATGGTTGGCAATATGCCGTTTTTCTTTAACTCTTCATACAGGAACAACCTGCCCTTCTGAGTCCACTCAGTCTGCATTTTTGTTCCATTTGTACCATCATTGTATTTGAATGGGATTGAGACACTCTTAGTGTACCCCTTTCCAGTATGTTTGGAGTACAGCAGCCACTGCCCTCTCATCTTGTGCTGAATGTGCAGGTTCTTTAGGATTCTATTCAGCCTTATTGCACTGAGACCGTAGTCCTTTGCTATTTGTGACGGGAGGATCGTATTCTTGCTTTTGAGAATTTGGTCGTAATACACGGCCTTGGAATTCATCTCATTCACCTTCTCGGTCAGCGCAATGATCTCCGTCTCATTCTCCTCGATTACCTGCCGCTGATGCTCAATCATGTCTTGCTGGTCGGCTGCAAGTCTAAGGGCCTCGGCGTATGTCTTCGGAATCTCAAAAACGCCGTATTGACCAGTCTTGCGGATGGACGGGAGCACTGTTGATGTAACCCACTTCCTAAAAGGCTTGACCTTTTTGCTATTGCTATGAAGCACAACGTCGTAGAACCCAGCCTCCGTAATGAAGGTTGCAACCGTATTTCCATAACCACTGCCCTCATTATATTTTAGGGCGTGTAAATCAATGAGTTGCATGTCTTCTTTGTCCAATCTACTCTTTACAGATGATGGATTTTTCAAATCTATCGCCTTGCAAACGTCAGCTAAGCAAAACAATGGATTGTCTGCCGTTCCAGCCGTTCTGATTCTGCCAAATTCTTTGTTCTCAAAAATCTTAATGTCATTCATTGAAATGTTGTTTATTATAACAACACTGCTTTCATCAAATTTTGTTTTTTGGATGCTCGCTCTCCATGATTATGTCAAGCCGTCTCCCCATCTTTCTGCTTTTGTATATTTTCCTGTCTGGAGCTCCAATTTCCCTGTCGAATGTGAACATGTCAAGTGCCCCTATGTCGTCCTGGTCGATTACTATGTCATCTGGAATTGGACGCCAATAGCAGTCTCTTACAGAGATTATCTCTCCATATACCGCCTTAATGATAGATTGCCTCACCACTCCAGTAACCCTTGAAGCCTCCTTGATTGATCCGAAAATGGCAACAAGTGTGTACCTTGAATTGAACAAGGCAACCATCGTTCCCACATTATAAGATTTTACTGGCATTTTCTCTGTTTGTTATTATTTGCTGAAGAATATTTGTCGGTATTCTCTGTGATGTCATAGACAGAACAAAGCTATCTGAGTATGCAACACCATTCGCCATTATCTCGCCAATTAGGCCATTAAAGTATGCAGCCAGTGCTGGTTCTGCGAATGCAAGGAACAAGAATGTAAGCTCGTGGTTCATCAGAACATGTCCATCCTTGTTAATGAAGAATAACTCAGTACCCTTCATTTTGGTGTTGTTTACAAACCCGTCAATATACCGTTTGTTTATACGTTGAAAGACCCTGTAATCTATCTCCTCAGTGCCATTGGCCATATAGAAGGCCGTTGAATCAAAGACCAGTGGTCCGTTTGGCACCGTCCCGAACTGGAGTGTCGGGAAGTCAGACAATGCCTGCTCCGAGCACTCCAGTTGGGCATCAAGTATGTTTGCCTTATAGTCCATCAGCTAAAGATTGTGTTCCCGAGCTTGTAAATGGACTCAGAGGTCTCTGGAAGAAGGTAGATAAGTGCGGCGTTGTCTAGTTTCACGCTCGGCATGTGGAAGTCGTATGAAGTGTCGTTATCGTACTTCAACACCTCAGTAGCTGCACTTGTAGCATCAGCCACATTGTTTGCTGGAACGTAAATGGTACGTTTCTGACAAACCTTCTTGAGGTCGTTGTCAATAGTAACGACTGCGTTTACTTCATACAGTCCGTGATGCTCATTCTCGAAGAAATGCTGGAGCAATCCGCAAGTGAGTTTGCCACCATCGTCAGCAACAAGTGGAGAGCGTCCGTAAATATTGCCAGGCAACATCTTTGCCCTTACAATGTCATACGTACACGGCTCAAACTTGTCGAACTGGTACTGGTCGATAATTTTGTAGAGAACGGCTTCCGCATCCGTGTAGTCCTCGCACTGGGCGAGGATTTCCATTTTTGCCTTTTCCACTTCGCCAGTTTCTTCGTTGGCTTTCTTGTACTGGACTTTCAATCTAAAAATTGACTGTACACTCATAATTTTATTTTTTGTTATTTAAAAATTTATTGATAAAATATTTCAACCCCTTGCCTGTAACCATTACGGTTTTGTTGAGCTCTTGTCTGTTATAATAGCTATTGTACTCCAACTCCTCTATGACTTCAAACAACCCTTGCTCGATATATCTCTGGCGTGGCATCATATAACACTCACCACGGGAACCGAGGTAATGATTGTCCACAAGAAAACGCCGCAATCTGGTTGGACCAATTTTCACCCCGTTTTGAGCGAGTATCGTTGCAAGCTCCTTGATAGGAAAACTACGCTCACTTGCCGTGATCGCATCGGCCAAGACCACTTTAGGCTGCTGCTCGATAAGGAGCTGCTCTTTCTTTTGATTTTCGAGTTGCAGTCTTTGACGTTCTTTCTCCTCTTCAATCCACCTTTCAGCACGTTTAATCGGATCTTCGATTTGGTAAGACTGAACGGTTTCGTTCTCACGACTTTGAATTTCAAGTTCCTCTAAACGGTTGACTATCTTTTCACGCAACAACGCATCGTACCCACTCGCAAGAATAAGGCATCCTTTCGGGGTGAGTAAAAAACATGGAATTTCTTTTACACCGCCATTAGGCATTTGCTGCTTATAAGATGTCTCCTCAAAATTGAGGACTGATACGCCTTTGCTTAAAATGTTGCGAATATCTCTCACGACATTATCATGCCTTTTGCCTGTAATTTCGGCTATTTCAATGGAAGTTATTCCATCTGTTCTTGTAATGTTCATCAGATCTTTCATTGCTTTTATTTATCTGTATTGCTTATAAATTTATTGATGAAATATTCTTGACCTTTACCAGTCACTTTCACGGTAGTTGATGTGTGTATTACATCATTGTTGTCTGTCCAAGTGCTCTTTTTGAGTTGAAACAGACCCTGCTCAACGTATTTCTGTCGTGGAATGTTCTTACGCTCGCCCCACTTTCCGAGATATTCATTATCCCTAAGCCACTTAAACAATGTGTTCTGGCCAATTTTGTATCCATTCTGAGTGATAACCTTTGCAAGTTCTCCAACGAGACAACTGGTACTGCTTGCTATCATGGCTTTTGCGAATTTAACATCTGGCTCCTGCTCAATGAGCTGCTGCTCCTTCTGCTCATTTTCTAACTCTAATCTTTTGCGCTCTTCCTGCTCTTCGATCCATCTCTTGGCCCGCTCGATTGGATCTTCGATTTGGTATGATGGCGAGTCAGTATTTCTTTGTTCTTTTCTTTCAAGCTCCTCCCATCGGTCAATGATTTTGGCTCGCAAAATCACATCATAGCCACTTGCCAGGAGAAGGCACGCCTTTTATTTAATGTGAACATTGACCTTGTAACTTCATTTGCGTCTTTATATGACCCACTTCTTACGATATAGTTTGTACAACCGTTATTTCCTGTATAAAAATTCAGCACATCGTCTTCTGCCGTTGTAGCTGAATATTTAGAGTTAGGCTTTGTATCATGTTGATTGCCAGTAACATTGCTGCCCAGCTCAAATTTGAGCTGAGCTATTTTGTTGTCAGAATTGTTAGCCGACTCAGATCTGAGCTGGTTGATTTTCTCGACAAGATTTCTAATGTCTCTCATAACATTACGGTGCCTCTTCCCAGTAATCTCTGCAATCTCAAGAGAAGACATTACCTCTGCTTTTACCACGTTAATTAACTCTTCCATTGCTTTCTTTGTTTATTATTTATAGCAACACTGCTCTCATCAACTTGGCACCATTTTGAGGTACATCTATATACTAATAGTAAATCATGTACAGTTTGGTTAACGGTTTTGCTGATTATTTTATGTCAACATTGCTCTTTTTATTGAATTTAAACCATAACTACTTGAGCATCAGACAGTGTACATCAAGGGTTAAACAAAGTTAACACTTTACTATTACTAATAAAAAGTAAAGCAATGAGAAAAAGAACACAGGAAAACTCCTCGGGCAACTTCTTTACGGATGAGGCTCTCATATCGTATTACAACATCGTCAAGAAAACGATACAGGAATACACGGCTGAGCTTGCCAACCGATGCAGATACAAGAGTATCGTCAGTCAAACTGGTGACGGCACTGTCATGGATGACCGTTCAAGGCTCATCGACCTGTACGATTCATGTTACACTCAGAACGCCCGTCTCCAGAGTTGCTGCGAAACCCTCAATTCTCAGCTCACTGGTGAAAGATATTCACTTGGTACGATAGACCAAAACGGAAAGTTTGTCCGTGACGTTGAGGAGTCCAAAAAAGCACAGGGCATACAGTTCGAGAAGTTCATCCAGGGCGCAATCGACGCAAAGATGTACGGCTACACATTGGTTGAAGTGTTGCCTGATATTGACAAAAATACTGGCCTGCTCCGTGAAGTGAACATCATCGAGCGTAGAAACGTGCTCGCAGACCAAAACAGGGTCGTGCAGAGACAGCATCAGTGGTCTCCTGGTTGGAATCTTGAAGACCAGCAATATAAGAACAACTACATTCTAATAAATAGTGGTGGGTTTGGCTTGTTTGCAGCCACCACTCCGCTTATCCTTGCCCAAAAGTTCACGCTGAGCAACTGGGTAAATTTTAGCCACACATACGGCCAGCCCATTATTCATGGAAAGACGAGTGCTGAGGATGACATCACCCGCAGGCGACTTGCATCCAGAATTGCATCAGCGGCCACGAACAAGGTGCTTGTCACTGGAAAGGATGATGAGATTGACATCAAGGCATTCACGATGTCGAACTCAGAGAAGATTTACGATACGCTCATTGCTTATGTCAATAAGGAGGTGTCGAACCTTATCCTTGGATCGGAGTCTATGGCTGGCGCAACCCAGTCTTATGTTGGCTCTACCAAGGCTCATGAGGACATTTTCAGAGCAAGGGTGAAGAACTATCGCAAGTACATTGAGAATGTGATGAACGAGAAGATACTCCCAGTATTGAAGTATTGGGGGTATATCCGTAAAGACGTTGTGTTCAAGTACAACAACAAAATCGACATGTCAACTGCTGATAAAATCAAAATCTTTGATGTGCTTACAGACAAATATGAGGTTGAGCCAGAGGTGATCAACATGGAGTGGGGAATACAGGTTGGAAAGCAGCGCAACCTTGATAAGCTCGCAGTGAATGGGCATTCTGAGGCCAATGGCGATGATGACTGGAAGATGTCAGATGAGGAATATGAGAAGCGTTACGGCCACCCGCGCAACGCTGAGGCAAGAGTAAATTTTCTAACGGAGGGGCAGTAAAAGGCAACTGCCTCTCCTCGATTTCACATAGCCTTAAAGCTGAAATGAGCGATGATGAAAAGGCAACTCATGATGGTGAGTATCAAGAGCTGCTTGCCATATTCATCAACTTTTTGAAAAACATCAACTCAGACAACCGTGAGGAAGCCATGCTTGCCCTTATGGAGCTTCGTGCTGACTTTGCGATACAGCACGCATTCAAGGGCTTTGGAGTTGATGTCGAAGAGGCACTGCAACTTTTGAAGAACGTAGATGATAACAACCTCACCAAGCAGGACATTGACAAGAGAGGCAGGATTGTCGCTGCCGTAAACAACCTTATCGAGTTCTCAGTGTGCGAGGAGTACCAAGTTTCCGAGGAGGCAACCACTTTGTATCAGTCCCATATTGCTGAGGACGAGAATTATAGCATTGACTTTAATGACTCAGATGACTATGATGAGTACCTGTCTATATGCGAGAGGTACAATGACACTTACGCCGCCGTAGAAAACTCTGACATTGAGTATGCCATGTCTATCGCCCATAAGTGGACTCAGATTGGCTCAAACGAGAACTTAACGTACTGGACTATGAATGACGCCCGTGTACGTCCCTGGCATCTTGCCTTGCAGGGATACACTGCCAAGCGCGACGAGTTCCCATCATGGATGATACCACCCATTGAGTGGCATTGCAGGTGCTTCCTGTTGTCAGACTCAATGGACGAAGAAGTCACTGGAAACCTCAAAGTCAAGAAGGTGTTTGCAAAAGCTCCGGCCAAACCAACACAAATAGACGACGTTTTTTCGGAATCTGTGGCCAAGTGCGGCAGAATATTTGGCAAGTCGCATTCATACTTTAGCGTCAAGGAGAAAGACAAAGGGTTCCTTCAGGATTGTGTGAATACCATCAAGAAAAAGTATTATGGCCGATAAAAACAGTAACAAGACCATAAGAGGCCAGCTCACTACTGCGCAAAGGGGTCTATTCTTCCACACCTCTGCATTGTACAATGAGGGGCAAAGAGTTGCGTCACCATATAGGGAGATGATGATTGGTCAAAAAATGGAATCTGGAAGACATGCCAAAAATGTCGTCAGCACAAATTGGTATTCTGACAGAAGGCAGATGGAGCTCCCATCAAACTACTCTGGCAAAAACGCAAAGATAAGAGATTTCACGTCTCATCAGAAGGTCACCAGTGGTACTTGGGAAGCAACTCCAAGTGGTCTGATAACTGTCTTGACACCAAAGCAATTTCATCAACAATTAAGTGTGGCCGCTCATCAATCTGTCGTTGCGCTTGAGCACTGGAAACACGTACTCTCTCAGCGTGCTTTGGCAGTTTTTAAAGAATCATTCAGACTTAAAAAATTCAACTCATACGGAGGCGAAAAATGGAAAAGAAACACAGAATGGACTGTTAAAAAAAGAAAATGGAAAGGTACATGGCCGGGGGCCAATAAGCTGATGCAGGAGACAAATGCTCTGTACAATTCTCTCAAAACAGAAGCAAAGAATGGCGTGTATTCTGTTGTGACGGGCGTCAGATACGCTGGTATCCACAATGACCCTGAACCTGGCTGGACTTATGGCGACGGTTTTGGCGGGAAGTACTCTCCACCCAAGCCAGTCACAAAAAGGCAGTTCATGGGCCATTCCACGAAGATAGACCAATTTATCAGAATGTACGAAAGGAGATACCTTTTTGACACGGTGTTCAGAAAGCCCGTGTAGTAACTATTAATAACAAAAAGGATTATGATTGTAGATAAGAAAAGCAAGCAAGTCATCAGCGATAATGCTGAGAGCGTCATAAATACTAAAGACAATGTGGATGATTCCCAGCAAGTCGAGAAACCCATACAGATTGAAAAGAATGGGCCTATTGACGTGCAGAATAGTATTATCTCCATTTTGAAGGAGGTCACTTGGGAGTATGGCGTAAAGGACAGTCCGAAAGTTTTTAAGACTGTACAATATGATGATGGCCAATATGAGCGCATTATTAGAAAGTCGGGAAACGCGGAGGAGGGCATACTGTTCCCAGCTGCTTTTGTACATTTCATTGACGTCAACTGGATAACTTCTGCTCAGCGGTTCAATGATGGGCGTGCCACTTTGCGAATTAGGTTTATGCTCAATAGGCTTGACACGCATAATTCGGAACACGCAGCAGATGTGTATTATGTTGCTGAGAGAATCCATCAGACAATCACTGAGCTAAGGGGCAATTACGAATGCCTTACCAAGCGATGCGATCTTACTTATGTTGATCCACTTGAGAGTTTCGACAATGGGCTCCAACCTTGCTGGCTAACTTATGAGATATGGTTTACCACTGTAAGTGTTTGGGTTACTCGGAATAAGGTTATGAAAAAGGTTGTGTTCCCACCGTTTGTAAATCATGCAGACCAAGAAAAAACTGACGAGGAAGGTGGAAACAAGCACACCAATCTTGACCATCCTGTAACATACAATGATGCAACAAAATACGGAAAATAAGATTGTTTGAAACACATTGAAATAAAAGTACTTACGCAATAAATTTTGTTGCGTACTTTTACTCATTTGCTATTAATAATAAAATGAACCGTAATGGAAAAATCACAGTTTAAGTACATCAAGGGCGCGGTGAAGTGTGGAATGCCAGCAAGCATCTACCTTTATACTGACGTTGACTACTGGAGCGTTGATGATTTTCTTTGGGAATTTAAGTACCTCATTGGGCGTGAAGTGTCGAAAATTAATGTCCACATCAACTCAGCGGGAGGTTCTTGCATTGACGGAATTAGCGTGTTCTCAAGAATCATTGACTGCGAAATCCCTACCGCATGCTACAATGACGGACTGGCCGCCTCTATGGCATCTGTCATTTGGGCTGCTGGAGACGAGGTCTATATGAAGGACTATTCCCTTCTTATGATTCACAATCCGTTCATTGACGGTAACTCTGGCAATGGACAAAATCAAATTGTTGAGGCATTCACGGAGCAACTGAAGACCATCTATCAGAAACGCTTCGGCTTGACAGAGGATGAAATCAAGTCTATCATGGATGGCACTGAGGGCAATGACGGTACTTTCTTTACCGCCCAGCAGGCAGTTGAGAAAGGCTTCATTGCTGAGAGCCACATCATTGAGACGCCACCCGCGATAAAGGCTCAGATTATGTCTGCCCTTGACGTAAGCAAGGGTCTTGACAACATCAAGGCCGCACTCAGCAAGTATGTTGAGCTTCCGAAGAACGATGTTTCTGAAAAGGATAACGACAGAACAAACAACCATCAAATAAATAATAAAATGAACGAAAAGGAGATCACCGTATTCGCCGCCTTGCTTGGTATGACCGGCGAGAAGGCAACTGTAGAGGGCGTATCAGCCAAGATTTCTTCTATCAAGGCAAAGGCTGAGAAGTACGACAGTCTCGTAGCCTCACTCAATCAGACAAACAAGGACTTGGATTCTGTCAAGGCCGAGCTTGAGGGGGCAAAGGCCTCAGTGAAGAATCTTACCGCAGACCTTGAGAATGCCAAGGCTTCTTTGGCCGAGTACAAGAAGGCTGAGCAGGAGGCCAAGCTCAAGAAAGTCAACGACCTCGTTGAGAAGGCCATCAACGAGAGCAAGATTGACAAGTCCGACAAGGAGACTTGGGTGAAGATTGCTCAGAACGACTTTGAGGCTGCTGAGAATATCCTTGCTAAGATTCCGTCCCGTGACGACATTGGCGATAGCCTTGCCAAGGATGGTAAGAATGAGGCCAGCGAAGGTCTTAAGGACACCGAGGCTGAGATCAAGGCTGAGATCAAGAAGGTTGTCGGCGAGGACTTTAAATTCCGCACTTTCGACTAACCGCAAATACAACAAGTTACAAATCAGATTATTAACATTAAAAACATAGAATTATGCCTATCAATTTTGGTAATGGTTTGACCAACTATACTGGTGAGGTACTTGAGGATATTCTCACTTACACCGCCGAGGAGAACGAGACCTATAAGGAAGGCCTCATTCACATCAAGGCTGGTATTCAGAAGAAGTACGCGCTTCCCATGGTTAAGCTCGGCAGCATCATCCAGGACCATGTGGCCACTCCCACCTCATCCAAGGGTGACTACGAGTTCTCCGAGCGTTATCTGGAGCCGAACGACTTCATGATTTACATCGAGTTCAATCCTCGCGAATTTGAGAAGTACTACAAGTTCGCACAACCAAACGGCAACCTTGTTTTCCGTACCCTCGCGCCCGAGGTGCAGGCGAAGATGGTCCGCCTCCTGCTTGAGAAGGAGATGGAGTACATCAACTCTGCCATTTGGAACTCCGCAACGGCTGCTGAGAAAGCCAAGGTGAAGAACGCAAGCGGTGAGGGAACTGTCGTTATTGGCGAGGAAACTGACGCTGGTCCTCAGAAGTACTTCAACGGTGCTATCATGCGCATGTTGATGAACGCTGCCGCTTCCGCTGAGACCGAGGAGGCCAAGGGTGGTCAGATCATCAAGGCTGGTACTGGTTCTTTTGCCGATGGCCAGGCCGTCGAGAAGGAGCTCTACGCCATGTGGAAGGTAACGCCTCCCAAGGTTCGCAAGAAGGCTGGCCTCGTTATCCTCATGGACTACGCTACTTGGGACATGTACGATGAGTACGTCTCCAGCAAGGAGTACAAGTACACTGACAACCGCAAGGAGAACCAGCACATGTTCCGCGGCAAGCGCATCATTCCGATGACCGCCCTCCCCGAGAACACCATCATCATCGGCTGCTTCACCAGTGGTGTTGACTCTAACCTCTGGATGGGCGTTGACTACGCTAATGACGAGAACGTTCTCCAGGTTGACAAGCTTCAGAACAACTCTGAGTTCTACTTCTTCAAGATGCTTTTGAAGATGGACGTCAACATCGTCAGGCCCGCGGAGATTGTTGCTCACTTGCCGTTCACCTACGGGGCGTAACTTTCAGTTTCATCGGGGAGGGCATTGCTCTCCCCATAATTTCTTTATAAAATAATTATGCCGAGAACATCAAAGAAAGCACAAGAGGCAGCTGAGAAAGAAACTGTCAAACAGGAAACTGTTGAGCAGGAAACCACTGAGCAAGCCATCGTTGAGCAAGAGGCAGCTGAGAAAGAAACTGTCAAACAGGAAGTTTCTCAGCAGGTCGATGAGCTCATGCGCCTCTATCCGCAGTACGAACAGCTCTATGTCACCAAGGACGGCTTTGTTCATCCGTTCGGCTCACCAAAGTATTTGGTTGAGGGTGCAACCCTTTACAAGAACAAATATCACAAACAATAACAAATACCACAATGACTATCACAGAATTAGGCGGTGTATTTACCACCGATATTGACGGAAATCTCGCCAGTAAGAGTTTTGTCAGCACTGAGAACGTGTGTGGCTTGGTTATCGATACGAAGATTGCTGGTGGTCTTGAGACGGCCCTTGGTTCTGACACCAAGGCTTCAAAGACCTTCGCAAACGGCAACGTGGTTGAGCTCAATGTTCTTAAGGACTGCGAGGAAGTTGGTCTTGATGAGAAGGTCATGGCTGGCCTGCCCTACTACCACGTCAAGCAGTACTTCAAGCTCGTAGGCTCAAACGCACGCCTCTTCGTTTGCTTCATGGACTCTACCACTGACACTGGGTTCGAGGCCATTGAGAAGATGCAGCTTGCCTCTGGTGGCATCATCTACCAGATTGGCGTATGGACTGGCGAGGCAATCGCCACCGCATCATCCTCTGGCGACTACACTATCCCCGATGAGGGCATTATCTCCAAGTTACAGACCGTTGCTGAGAACCTTGGCGGCAAGATTGGCGTTACCAATTTTGATGGCAACTGCCCAGTCAACATTCTCCTCAACGCGCCGATCATCAATGCGGCCACTTGTAACTACACCAAGTTGCCCGACTTGACTTCGTGCAATGCGCCGAAGGTCTCCATGTTGATTGGTCAGCCGTCCAGCGACAAGTGCCATGAGTTGCAGTTGGCTGTGAACAACATCAATAGTGAGGCTTCTTATGCAGTGGTCGGAAACATCGGAGCCGCATTGGCCTGCCTCTCAGTAGCACCTGCAAACGAGAGCATCGGTCACGTTGCCAGCTTCAACCTCTCTGCCGTAATGACCGAGGCTGAGCTTGGCTTTGGCGACCTTACCCAGGCCGAGAAGAAGTGGGGTGCTTCTGTCTCTTTCACCAACATCAAGACAATCAACTACGTCAAGCGCAACAAGTACCTCCATAAGAAGGGCTTCATCTTCTTGACCAACTATGACGGCCTTGAGAACAGTATCTTCTTCAGCTCTGACCAGACGCTCAGCACTGGTGACTACCGTACCATTGCCCGCTGCCGTGTGATGCACAAGAGCCGACGTGTCGTCCGCCGTGCCCTTCTCCCGTATGTGAATGCAAGTTGGGAGGTTGACACCACCACGGGCCAGTTCTCCGCCTCTGACATCACCACGCTTCAGAATGTCGTGCTCGGTGCCCTTGATGCCAACATGGTTGAGCCTGGCACGTCCGTCCCGCAGGTCAGTGGCCGTTCATGTAACATTGATGGGGAGCAGAACATTTTGGAGAACGACCAGCTTCTGATCAACTACACGCTCATCCCGCTCGGAGCCTCAGCGGTTCTTTCAGTAACCGAGGGCTTCAGTGCTGCTGAGGCAAGTGGTTATTAATGTATCACGCTAAAACAGTAGAAAAATGGCAAACGCAAAAATCAACAATGTGGCCTATAGCTGGTCGATGATCCAGCTTCAGACCAACCTTTCCGGAGAGAGTGCGAGTTCACCAATCTTTGTCGATTGTACCGCTATCTCCTGGGACACTGAGCGTAAGATTGAGGCCATCTACGGACTGGGCGGTCAGCCTCGCAAACGTGGCCTCGGCAACGTTTCGTACTCCGCTTCCATTACGCTTCCCTACAGTACGCAGGTTGAGCTTCGCAACAAATCCTCTGACGGCACGTTGCTTGGCCTTGGAGAGTTCAACTTGGTGGTGAGCTGGGTGAATGACCTCGCACAGAACGTCACCACGGAGACCGTGACCATTGCTGGCTGCTTGTTCTCTCAGTCGGGAATGAGTGCCAGTCAGGATGACACCTCCATCACCAAGGAGTTTGACCTGCATCCTCATCGCATCTACACGAACAAGGTTGCCGCTAACACCAACCAGTCGTGGACGCGCGAAATGTATAGCAAGTAAAGTCCCAATCTGCTTTCATCTGTTTGTGTGGGGTGCTTCAGTGATGAAGTGCCCCACAATCTTTTTTTTGTGACTTTACTATTATATATAAAGGCCCTCACGAAGATGGCCTAATAACAAACAAAACAAACAACATAAATGGAAGCAACATTAAATTCAGAGAGCAAGCAGGTCGAGGCTATCACCATCAACAATCAGTCCATCCAAGTTTCAAGCGAGGTGCGCGCCCAAATCTCTGCAAAGATCTCCGAGCTCAAGGCACAGTCTGGTGTCAAGCACGTATTCGTTGTCATCGTGGAGGGTGACGTAGAGGCTGGCGAGAAGCCGCTCTACATCGCATACTTCCGCCGCCCGAACATGATGCAGTTCTCCCAGTACATGAGCTTCGTCCAGAAGGATGTGGTGCAGGCCAGCAAGATGCTCGCACAGAATACCTTCCTTGACGGCGACCGCGCGCTCATCGACGACGAGGATATGTTCCTCTACGGCACGATGCAGCAGCTTAACCACATCATCGACTCACGCAATAGCGACATCGTAAAAAGATAGAGCGTTGTAAGATTGACAAAGAGGATTATTTCAGACAACGCTATGCTCTCGCCGTGTACTATTATCCTCACCTTAACTGGGATAACATGACCGATGAGGAATTTGCCTTTTGGTCAGAGAACGCTCAGTGGGTGCATTCACAAATGTTGATGGTGCAACAAGCCAACTCGTTAAGTTTGCTTGGAGGCGGAAGGGGTTGATAAACAAGGGCTTGCGCATTTTGTTGCGTAGGCCCTTATTGTTATTTTACTATTATTATAAAAACAATGGCTGGAATAGGGTACATAACGACAAGCTCGTTCAAAAGTGGTAAACAGAGTATCACTTTACCAATGGATGAGGGGGTGTGCGGACTACTCTTTGACATCAGTGATTTTTATGAGCCGTTTGGAAATCACCCGCTTATCCGTCGCTTTTGGGACAATGACCAAGTTCACCTTATCAACAATCTTACGGAAGCTGACATGTACGGCCTCTGTGACGATAGTTTTATGGGCGGCGTGGCATATTACCACTTACGGCAGTTTTACAGCTACATAGGCACCAATACGCCCCTCTACGTGTGTTTTACCACGGACAGTTCAATGTGGTCTGCCGTTGATGCCATGCAAACGGAGGCTTGTGGAAGGATTTTCCAAATTGGCGTATGGACTTCTCAATTTATATGGAATGTGACTGCAAACGGTCTTGTCTTTACAGACTTGCTATCGAACTTGCAGTCAGCTGCTGAGAAACTTAGCGGAAAGTTAGGAGAATCATCACTTGGTTCCACACCGCTCAGCATCATTGTCAGTCCCAACACTACATTGAAGGACACTGCGCATACTCTTAATGACATTCCGGATGCAAGTCAGCTCGGGTTCAACAAGGTGTCTGTGTGCCTTGCTCAGAATGGAACTGATGAGGTCGTGTCTATGCAGTCAAAGTGCCCGTACAAATCAGCAGTTGGTTGTGTAGGTCTCATCATGGCGTGCCTACATTTGGCCTATGCTGAGGAAAGCATTGCGTATGTTGACAAGTTCGACCTTAATAAGAATGATGATTTTGACAATGCAGAGGTGTATTTTGGAGGAAATCATTTCAGTGTAAACGACATTGTTTATGCGGTTGGTGATCGTATCGCAAGTAAGGGGTACATTTTGCCATGCACGTACAAGGGCAAGGAGGCTGGTGTGTTTTTTAGTGGAGACCCCACCTTAAGCAATGGAGACTACAAGCACATCTCGTCAAACCGTATTATGAACAAGTGCAGAAGGGCCGTCCACTCAGCCATCCTGCCATACATAAACGGGCACCATATAATTGATACTGTGACTGGAGATATTTCTGAAAGCTCAAAGGCTATCATAACAACTGACATACTCTCAATGCTCGATTCCGTCATGGTGAATCCGCTTGGACAGTCTCAGATAAACGGGCGCTCAGCAAGTATTTCAAAAGGCAGTGAGATACTTGATACTGATGCAATTTCATTGGGCATAACTATTGTGCTGGCTGGTCACAATAACGTAATAAATGAAATGGATGATTTTGAATTGTAAGATTGTGTTACCTATCTGTCGTGGGGCTTGGGCGTGAGCTTAGGTCCCACTTTTTGTATAATGACTATTAATATAAAATAAAACAACTGTTTAAAAATCAAATAATATGGCCGAAGGTAACTTGAAAACATACCAAGTTAGGTATGAGATTACTGCCCAAGGAAATGCGTCATCATATTTCCAAGGCATTGCTGAAAGTGCTACAAAGATGACCAAGCCACTGAATGAACTGCAAGCTCAGATCAATTATATTAACAGGAGTTTGCAGCTGCTTGGAAGGAGCGAAAATCTGAACAGGCTTTTTAACCTTAAGCCAACTATTGATGTCGCTGGCTTGAAAACGAGTCTTGCTGAGGCTGAGAAACTTGTCTCGGCATCAGCAAATCGCATGTCAGCGCAGATGGGTAAGGCACTTGCTAATGTAGGCAGTAAGAAAGCCCCTGGCTTTAAGAAGAGCACGAAAGAAATGATTGAGGCCAGGATGAAAGAGCTTGAGCGTAAGTTTGCTCTTGCATCTGGCAGCGATAGAAAGATAACCGACAAGGGTGTTAGAGAGCGTGTCAAGAATATGAAGGAGGCCACGGCCATGCTTGATGAGTACAAGAAGCTGAAAGGCCAGCTTTCGAAGATTCAAGCTCCTACAATGACCGCGCAAAACATCATCAAGTCGGTAAAAAGTGCGGATGAAATCAAATCAATGGCAAGTGCCATCAACAGTCTGAACAATGCTGGAAAGAACTTCAAAAGCAAAAGCGTAAAGTTCAGGGTTGATGCAAACATCGAACCCGCCATTGCAAAAGTGAACAGTCTCCTTAAAACTATTAGGGAAAGTACTGCTGCCATCCCAGTAACGCTCGGAAGGCCTGGCGATAACAAAAAGGGGAATGCCATTAAGAAGGACGGAAAGGCTTCCAACGTTGGCCTCAGCAATGCAGCCGTTGCTGAGAAGGATGCTGTAACCAAGTTCATCAACAACAAAAAGAATGCCCTTGCCATCAGCACGCAGGTAAACGAGGCCGGCATGCTCGACCAGCTCAAAAGCTCAATCGCCAACCTTAACAATGTCGCAAAGCAAAGCAAAATCCAAATTCATGGCTCATTCAATGGCGAGGCGTGCATCACCCAGCTTGAAAAGACTATTGCGAAGATGCAAAATATCGTAAAGTCTAAGGGTGTGGTTATCAGTGCAATTGCCACGGCAAATGGAGAGCCGAACAAGGGCACTGAGGCTGGCGCAACGACTACTGTACTGGCAAATAGCAAGGGAGGTGATGAAAAGACAACATCCAAAACGAGAGCAATTGCCACCCAGTCTCAGATAAATGTTTGGGAACGTCACAGACAGGCTATGTCTGAATTGCGCATGAGCAGAGAGCTTGATAAGATCAACAGGAAGTACGCTCAGCAAAAAGCAGACTACGCTTCCAGGCAGGCTTTCTATGAGAAATTATGGGGGCGCGATGCCGTTGAAGATAGAATTGCCAGAAACGCCTCACTCCATAATGCTCGTGAGTATGCAAGGGTTCATGAACTCGCACTTCAGCAACAAATGGCAAGTGGATCAACCAGAAGCAGCGGTTTGTTCGGTGGTGTAAGTTCTAACAGGGCGGCAATGAAAAGCGAGGACTTTTTCACCCGCTCAAGAGCATTTTGGTACCCATTAACTGGAAACACTTCATTTGGTGCAAGAACACCAGTGGCCATTGACATGGCAAAGGGCATGGGAACGATGTTTGCCATTGGTGGTGCGATGTCCGCTATTGGCAGCTCTCTCAGCCAGTCTGTTGAGTACCAAAACATTATGAAAACCACGAATGCCATTCTTAAGAATGGGTCTGGGTCGTACTCAAACAGTGCTTTTGGCGGAATGGAGAAGATAGTACGAAGGGTAGGTATGGACACCAAGTTCACCGCACCCCAAGTTGCCAGTGCTGCTAAATTCCTCGCTATGGCTGGATATGACATACCGTCCATCAATGCAGCAATCAGACCAGTTTCTGATATTGCGCTCATTGGCGACCTTGATCTTGGAGCAACCGCTGACAAGCTCACCAACGTCATGACCACCTTTGGCATCAACCCAGAGAAGATGAAGGACGTTGCCGACATCATGACCACCACGTTCACCCGTTCCAATACGGATATGATGATGCTGGCTGAGTCGGCCAAGTATGCTGGTGGTATCGCCCATTTGTACGGCGGGCGGTTCAAGGACAACTTTGCTGATGTCATGGCCATGTTCGGCGTGCTTGGTAATGCTGGTATTCAAGCCTCATCAGCTGGTACTACCATCCGAATGATGTATCAGAACTTGATGCAGCCAAACAAGAACCAGCGCGCAATACAGAAACAATATCAAATCTATACAAGAGACACCAGTGGGAATCCGCTGGAAATGATAGATATTCTGAAACAGATTTCGTCAAAGGTCCCGAAAGACAAGCTGGCCGACGTGGTGGGAAGCATGTTCCGCATCACTGCCCAGCCAGGTGCCGCTGCTCTCGCAACTCACCTTGAAGGTCCTAATGGCTTGATTTCTCTCATGGAGGCCAACAGAAGTGCTGCTGGAACTGGTATTGCTGAAAATATCGCCAACGAGAAGAAGGGCACCATGCAGGGTCTCATTGCCCAGGTGCAGTCCACGTTCACCGAGGCGCTTCTTCAGGCATTTGAGAAAAGAGAAGGCGGTTGGGCTGGCATGCTTATAAGACTGAGAGACTATCTTGCCAAGCCAGAAACCGTCCAAACGCTCAGCAGCACTATGGACCTTGTTGAGAATCTCCTCAGCACCATCGGCAAGTTTGCCAAGGTGTACGCCGAGATTTATCATGCCATTCCTGGCGTGATCAATTTCTGGATAAAGACTCAGCTGGTGTTTACGCAGCTGGGCTACCTTGTCACGCCAGTTATTCAGATGATTGGTGTGCTCAATATGCTGAAGACCACGCTGGGCGGTGTAACTTCTGCCACGGTGGCTGCCGCAACTGCTGAGGGAGCTATTGGTAGGGGCCGTGCATTTGGAGCTGCCGCTGGAGCATTCAGAGGTATGCCAATGGCTACTACAAGCCCTTATAGTGGTCTTATGGCTACGAATATAGCGGCATCTATGGTTCCATATCAATACTCAAAACCATACGGCGGCGCAAATCCATTTTTCTACGCCCATGGTAGAAGGGCTGCTGATGGAGTGTATTACCGCGCTGGCATAAACAGAGTGATGCCGTTTAATGCTTACTCTGGAAGGGCAGCGGCAGTGGTCTATGGTGGAGATGTAATCTCATCCAACGCTAAGTATTACAGGGCCTATGCTAAACGCTGGGGTGACATCAGTGCGTCTCCAGGCATTTCAGAGGCAAAGAGGATGATGGCCGCTGCAAGGGAGCAACAATATATCAATGCGGCCATTATGGCTGAGCAGCTTAGGAGAAGAGAAATTTCTCAGATTGCTGGGGCAAGACACTCGGCCCGTATAGTGTCTCCAGAGGTGATGGAGCGTTATTCACGAATTACTGGGAAGAATGTCTCGTTTGGACTTGTCGCAAAGAACACGCTCAAATCCATGAGGGGCTCATTTGCTGAGGGCCTTGCTATGAGTGCCGGCACGCTTCCATCATTCATTGGCTCCATCAGAACCATGCTCATGTCGCTCCTCAGTGGTTTAGCCAAGGCTATTGGATTCCTTGTGGGTCCAATCGGATTGGCCGTAGGCGCACTTACCGCCCTTGGTGCTGGTATCTACAAGATATACAGTGACTATCAAAAGCGTAAGGAGCAGCTTGAAATCGCTGACAAACATAGCAAGTGGGTCTCTGATTCATACAAGGACATACAGTCCGACTATCTGAATGCGAGCATGGCCGCTGGTGGATTCAAGCCCGTCACCGTTGGCTATCAGAAGCAAGCTGCGGATCCCGAGACTGAATACTCCATTGGTAAGAACCAAGTTGTGGCCGATATTCTCGAAGGCAAGACAAGTAACATGTCCGCAAGAGACATCTATGGCAAGTACGTTCAGAATTTCAGACTCCTCCCAGACTACCTTGTCAATCAATGGAGGGGCTACACCAATCCGTTGCTGAGTGAGGATAAGTTCGTGGCAAGCCGTGGTGGCTATACTGGTACTTCGGAGGATCAAAGACTAAAGCATAAGGCTTACCTGGAGTACGTCTCCAACAAGACCGTAAAGTCACAAGATGAGCTTCGTGAGATAGCTCGGAAACTGGCGGTCATCGCACAATGGAGCGACATGGCCAGAAAGCAAGATGGCGTGAAGCAAGCCATCAATGACCTCCAAAAGGCCATGTACGACAAGGACTTCAAGCGTGCGCAGGAGATTGTGAACGCCTATAAGCCTACGTCTGGCCTTAGAATGTCATATATGCCCGATGCAGCATCCGTTGGTGGAATTTCTGACCCGACCAAGTACTATGAGTGGCAGTATGCCCAGTACAAGGTGCTGAATGACATGTGGTCAAACTACACGGGCCCCGCGCAGAACTACCAAAAGGCCATGTCGATGATTGACGAGCTGAAGGGCAAGAAGAGTTCCGAACTGAAGAACTATGACGCTACCAGTCTCGCACAGACCATCATCTCGGCTATCCCAGTGGCTTTCAATGGCACCGTGGCTCAGATTACCCTTGACAAGATGGGTCGCGTGGATTGGACGGCATTGGCCAACTCGGTGAACGATGGCATTCCGTTTACCATCGCAGAGCAGCAGGAGATTCTTAAGAACACCTACGATGCCATTTACAATGATCCGAACATCAAGAATTTCACATCGCTGATTGACTTGTTGCAGTACTACCTCCCCGAGATAGCAAACGCAAGAAGCCCGTATAGTGAGATTGGTTGGATCCCAGCAACCACGCCTGAAACTCCGTCATTCTTCGGTAGCGGAACCACTGGGAATCGTGGTGGCAATGGTGGAACGAGTATTCTTCTCACTGGAAACAAAGGCGGGTTCAAAACGCCTCAGTTCAGTTTGTATAGCTTTACTGGTAAACCAGGTCATTTTGGAAATCTCTATAATGATGCAGTGGAAAGAAGTGGCAACAGTCAAGTGATGGGCACTGTGCTGTTTAGGAAAGAGCGTCCAGACTTGTTCCCCGAAGACAAAAGGCCACGAGTTCCTAAGATGAACGTCAATTCGTACACTCGCAACGGTACTTTTAGTGGTTCTGACAAAGGGGGCAGAGGAAAAGGCGGAAACAAGCATGGCGGCCAAAAGGATTATGCCAACACTTATGATCGTTCTGCTGCACGGCCAACTCAAGTAATTATTAACATTGACAAGCTGGCCAACTTTGATAGGACTGCCATTGCAAAGAATGCTGATGAGCGAGCTATTGCAGAGGCTATTGAAAATAAGATTGCAGAAGCGGTTGCCATGCTCAGCGCGCAAGCATTGAATACTGCGAGCAATGTGATTTCACAAGGTGTCTAAATGAATTGGGCTGCGGCATTATTATGTTGTAGCCCAATTTTTATAAAAACACATCAAAGTTTTTTGAATCAGAAGGGGTCATAAAAACAACCACAACACTTCCACTTTCTTCGTATATTGGACATGTTGACGATAACACAACTGTTTTATCATTAAATTCCCAAACCGAGCTCGCAAATATAGCAATCCTATCTGAGCTCATATTTTTTTTATCATAAGTAGGGTTGCCATATTTGTTTTTTAGATATATGTATAACTCTGTGTACTTTTCGTTCAAGGAGGTGTTTTTTACACCAAGTCCATAATGAATGTTTTTAATAGTGTCGCAATCATCATGATACATATTCACGCCAGCCTCTTCAAAAGTTGTATTTCCAAGTGTTTTATTTGTCATAGAGTATTTTGCGCCGCCCTGTGTATTGTACTGCAACTTTCCATTCCTCACCAGCTGATCTATACTTCCACCAAGCTCAACAGTCAGTTCTTTCGTAGTGTCCTTGGCCTGTCCCTCCTTCTCAGTCTTTTTCTCTACCTGCTTGCCGGCGCACGAAACCAATGACACAGAAAACAATGCCATTATAAACACTACATAAAACCTACTTTTCATTTTCATTCCGACTAATTGTTCAATGCTGCAAAGGTACAACAATTTTTTGATTAACGAGGATATGCCACAAAGACTATTAGTAATAAAGGCAAATCAATGGAAAGTTTCAGCACATTCACGAATAACGTCTCATGGAAGGTCTCAAATGGCTTGTTGGCTGGTGGCATTGCCGCCACTTTCGACACCATCCAGTCAAAGCTTGCCAATGGGTTTAGGGATGAGAAGGTCAAGTTCTACTGGGACTATGGCAATGGCGGTGCGATATACAACATCATAGCAAGGAAGCTGGTTGGTGGTGTCGTGGAGGAGCTTGGGGAAGTAGCCATGTCAGAATACAAGAAGCTGATAGGCGGCGATAAGATTGACAGGAAGCGCATTGCAGCCGAGCAACAGAACAAGCTCCTACTTGAAGCGCAAAATAAGGAAGAGTCAAAATACGGCTGCATCAAGGTGAATGACGGGAAAAATAGTGTACAGGCCTTTGATGACTGGGGTTGTGTGTGCTATGATGCACTGATGCTCTCCATCCCAGTATCAAACCCTATCAATATAAGCGTCCGAAAGATTGGCGCGCGGTCTGAGGAAATACTGGAGAACATTCAGAGTGATCATCTTGTGTGGTACGACACCACGGCCCTTGTGAATCTTTCCTCGGACAAGGACTTGATACTTACAAGGGTTACTGGAAGGGACTATAGCAGAAAGGAGCTCATCAGCAATGGAGACCTCAACTTTTCAGTGAGCGGCCACATAACGAGCAACATGCCCGACATATATCCGTCAGCCGAGGTGCAGAAGTTTAGGCAGATTATGCAGTACAAGGGCATTGTCGAAATAAACAATGAGTTCCTTGACCAGTGGGGCGTGAAAAAGATCGTCATTAAGTCGTTCAACCTGCCTTCAAACGAAGGAAACAAGGCCATCCAGGATTACTCTTTCGAGGCCGTTGGCATTCAGCCCGACGTGGAGGCAAATGTTACTGAGGACACCGTATCTATCATAGACTACACCATCAAGGAGGAATCCGAAAAGAAGGAATCGCTCACTTGGGAGAACATTTTGGATCAGTACTTTGACACCATCAAGTCCAATTCGCCCCAATTGGCATCACAGGGCATCGCACTCGCAGATGGCTTCCTTAATAATATGGCTGCTAAAATACTGTAAGCATGGAAGATAAGAAATACGACAGACCAAAGGTGGAACTGCAACCCTATGCCGCTACACCTAAATATACTGCAAGAAAAGCCGCTGATGACAGGCTTGCTATTCTTGTGTGCAGAATTAAGGTCTGGAAAGCAAAGGACAAAAAATGGTTCGACATTCCAACTGGGGATAACTGCCTTGTAATTAGAGAAGTTGAATCAATAGAAATTTCCAACTCATACAAAGAGCTCATCAGCAAGGCTGTGATACGCTTCCCCCGTGGAACAATCGTGGAGAAAGTGAAGAAGACCAATGTTTCAGTGCCTGTTGACAATGGTCTTGGTGACGGGAAAAGAAGCTGCGTTTACCTTGATGAGGCCACGCAAGACGGCGATTTTTTGGAGTACTGCATGCAGGCCATTGAAGACCGTAAGTCCTCATCCCAGTCCGTCAAGCCAACTACTGAGATAGTTCCACTTGACGGCTCTCGGGTTGATGTCGGTCTTACCGAAATGAACCAGCACTTGAACGAAAAGAGCCTCCTTGATCAAAACGACTTTACTATAGGCAACCGCATTGAAGTGTATCTTGGATATGCCTATTCTGAGGATGAGTTCAAGTCCATGCAAAGCGACACCAGCAAGGTGCCCGCCAACATGGAAATGGCCTTCACTGGTTTTGTTACTGGGTGTTCAGTATCAACGCCCTTGGAGGTAGAATGCGAGAACATGGCCCATGTGCTCACCACTGTCAACGTACCTGACATTGTTGAGAAGAAAACCATGAAAATCAGCGACTTCCTTTCTGATAACGGAAAATTCCACCTGCTAAAGGATACTGGCATAAAGTTGTCAAAGGAGGTTGGTGACTGTACGATAGAGATTGGCAAGTTCCGCATCAGCTCTCAGCTAACGGTGGCCGACGTACTTGCAGAGTGGAAAAAAAGTGGCATAGCAGCCTTCATGGAGAACAACACGGATGGCACCTCGTCATTGAGGATTGGCAAGGTATATTATGCTGGAAATGGCGGTGGCAAGCTCCCGACCAAAGACAAGAACTACATCACCTACAATACTGGCTCATCATACAGTATCGTACAGTTTGACTGGGACGTTGCCAGCGACAAACTCAGTTTGGTAAATACAGACAAGAAATACCTTGCAGTCCGTGCCACTGGAAGGGATTCTGAAGGCAAGTATATTCACCTCACCATCAGAAAAACCAATGACTCAAACGGAGAATGGAGCGTGAGTGGCGACGATGAGACGTGGTCAGTGGTGAACGAGAAAGTAACAAGAAGGAAAAAGAGGTCTGGAAAAATCAAAAAGGGAACAAAGCGTGAGAATGCAAAAGGAACGACCTACGAAAAGACCAAAAACAAGGTTGACTTGAGCAAATACAACGTCATCCCATATATCAGTCAGACCTACCCATGTACAAGGGATAAGTTGGTACAGGAGGCCAAGGAGTACTGGGGCAAATACGTTCCTAACGGCATCTCTGGCACACTCTCATTGTTTGGTGACGTTCCAGTGAAGCCATCAGACATTATCGGCCTCATAGACCCTCGCCAGCCACAAAAGAACGGCTACTATCTCGTCGAGGAGGTCAATATCAACTTTGGGATTGACGGTTACAGAAAAGAGTTGAAACTGCCATATAAAGTAGCAAAATTCAAGGACTATCCAGTTTATCAGTTTTAATCATGAGCATAAGAGGAAAAGTAAACAAGCTGAACAGTGATTTTTTCGATGCAGTCAGAAGCGCGTCCATGAAAGGCAACGTGGATGCAGAAGGAGGCATTCATGGTACTCGAAAGATTGTCGGATATGTATGTGAAGTCCACCCACTTGACGATAAAAATGAGAAACTGAGAGGTACGGTGGACGTGCAGGAATTTGGCTATGAGCCAGGAGAAGACAAGTATGAAGGAGCTGGCTACCATGAGGGCGTTCTATGCTCGGCCATCCAGTCAAATAAGTCTGGTGTGTTCCTCATGCCAGCCCTTTACTCGGACGTGATCATCGTGCAAGATCCAGTGAGCCTCGAAGAATATGTTCTGATGTATTCTCACGTGGATGTGGTGCAGCTTCAAAGCAGAAGCAAAGCAAGGATTGGCGTGGTGGAAACTGAGGAATTTAAAGAGTCTGAGGACGATGATGATCAGCCCGACATGGACGACCTCAAAGAGACTGGCAACTCGGCAACCACGGAATATACGAAAAACGCCATTACACAAACCGTACTGTCTAAAAATCAAGGCATTACAATTACACAAACGGCAGATAAAGTCGAAGTGACGGCTAAGAATGCCTCAGTAATTATTACTGCTGATGGCAATGTGACCATTTCAGCAAAAGAGGTGCAGGTGGAAGGTTCATCATCCATCAGAACCTCAAGTCCCAATACAACGATTGACGGAAATACAGTTGAGGTTACTGGCGGATCATTTATCAGAAAAGGCAAGGCAAACCTTGACGGGAGCGGCGGATTCTGCGGCATCCCAGTTTGCCCCTTCACTGGTGCGGTACACACTGGTTCAACCATAACAGGAGGGTAACATGGGAAAAGAAGCATTTGCAAAGCTGGTAAGAGACAAGGTTACGGGCGCATTGGGTGCTGATGGGGGCATGTACAACTCAAATACTCCATCAATGGCCCAAAGCGCAATAGCCGAGGCAATAACCGAATACCTTACGGCCCATACGACTATTGATGTGTTATACAATGGACTAATGACCTCTGGCGGTAGCAAGGACAGCGTGACTAAAGACACTATGACGATAACTGGCGAATGCGCAACGACAGGCGTGCCATCCAGCTTCCAAACATGGGTTGTAAAGATTCAGTCAGTCATAGCCTCGTCATTTTCAGTCACACTCCCAGGCAAGGCTGGCGTGCAGGCCACATTCAAGCCATTCAATCCAACGCCAAACACACTCTCAATAACACAAAGCTCATTGAAGGAAGCGTGGGATGGCAATAAAAACAACCCCTCACAGATTGTGTGGGAGGTGATATGTGGCAAGATACTTGACTGGCTTAATTCACCAGCTGGGAAAAACCTATCTGCCACAAACATACCAGCTTCACGTACTGGAGTATCAACGGGCACAGTGTCCATAGTTTCGATAAATGTAAGCTAATTGTTGCCATTTGACTATTAGTTATAAAGCAGTCAAATGGCAAAAGATATATTGGTAAACACCCAGTCGGGTGACTTGATAGTTTCTGATGGCGCACTTCATGCGGATTATTGGCCCGTGGTGTGGGGGAAAGTGTTCGATTCTGATGAATCCGAATACATGAACATTGTTGTACCGAATGAGTATGTGAATGATGTTCGGTACAAGGACAATCAGTTTGAATGTGCCGTCCATGCTGAATATCGTCCAGTAAATGACACATTTCTTGTTAGGCTCATTGTTGAGAATGCAGCCACTGGCTCATATAATGTTATCCATGACTTTTCCCCCAATGCTCCAAGGGAAATGGGCGCCGTCTATTATCCAAAATACACGGGGAGGCCACAGGACTTAAACGCCTGTCAGCTTCCCGCCATAGACATCAATGGAAACTTCAAGGTATTGTTCAAACGGTACAGCAACAGTGATTTTTCAAGGGCCATAATCACCTCTGCAATGAGCGTTGACTTTACCATTGGCGATTCGGACAGTCAATCTGCCCAGCTTCTTGCAAGGTGTGCCCCCGGAAAATACTACCGCTACCCTACTACTGGCCTCGACTTGACCAAGTACATCAATTCTGTGGTTGAGCACACCGACATGGCCTCAGAGCTTGTCAGACAGTTCTCATCAGATTCTAAACAGATAATTGATGCAGAGTTCAATAGTGAGAATGGCGATCTGAAAATAAGGTTCTCAGGGACGAATGAGGCTGATGACAAAAAACTTTCCCCAGTGGACAGTCTTGATGTTGAACTGTTCCGTATTGCAGATGATGACTTTGTAAGGGCTGCATTCAAAGACGCTCAAAGCATCACTGACAATAACGAGGAGTTCATTGAAAACCTGGCAACCACTGATAGCTTCATGGGGATATATGACATTGGCAGTGCTGCTGAAATTGACAAAATCAACCCAAGTATTTCAAGTGGTGACATGAAGGCCGACGGCACAATCGGGAAGCCATCAGCATTCAAGGTGGCCACTATGAGCATAGAGGCTGGGAAGATGTATGCCGTGTGCTACCCACCCAGCATAGTACAGGCGGACAAGTCATCTCCAGCTTCACCCGTAAAAGCATGGAAACATCCGCCTTTGTTTATCCTATACAAGGGCGAGACACCAGTGTATGTCGATGAGCCATTCTACACGGAAAAAGAAGCAGAGGCCGCTGAATACAAGAGTAGATTTGGAAACCGAAGGTGCTTCATTGCCCTCGCAGACCTTACCATCAAGTTCTATGCAGGCACCATCAGCAGCTACACGAACGTGAGCAATTACGGAATATACCCAGTATCAGACAAGGCTGGCAATTACAACTCAATCCTTGGTCTTTCAGAGAACAAAGTAACTGGAAAGATCAATGGCCTTGTCACTGGCCATTCACTGATAGAGAACGTGAAAATAGACATCAAAACAAACAGGATTATAGTAATCAAACAACACACATAAAATGGCAGGAACTGATATTATTGCGATAGGCAGCGTCACTCGCCACCGTGGTGAGTACAATGCTTCAACGACGTACTATTTTGGCAACCAGGTCACAATGTGCGGCAGTGTGTTCCAAGCGATTAACAGTGACTTTAGCGGCATTCCGCCACTCACTGTTTCCGAGGACAACACCGTTGCATTTGCTAACAAAAATACCTGGAAGTGCATCATCAACAATGTGGAGCTTTATAATGCCACATTGTCAGCCAACAACCTCGATGTGCGTGTCAAAAAAGTTGAGGACAACATTGACAGCATAAAGGCAATCGCATCAGAGGCAAATACAACCGCACAGAAAGCTGGTGAACAATCTGCGTCGGCGGTTCTCGCAGCCAATGACGCCCAGCAAAAGGTCACTGTCCTTGAATCAAGGCTGACTACTGATGAGGGAAGAATTTCGAAAAACGAGGATGCTATTTTAGCCCTTCAAAACACCATCTCCACGCTGGAGATAACATGCGCTACTGATGAGATTGCCTTTGAACCGGGTGAGGATGGCCATGTGGCACTTTCTATCCCCATTTTCATTTATGATGATGGCGAGAATGTTACCAGCGAATCGGAAGTCACCACGCTGATTTACACCCCAGTAAGTACGGGAATACCGTCATCGTGGGATGGCCATGTGATCACCGCCTCAGCATACGTCCCTGGAAAGCATGAGCTGCAAGTCACCGCAGAGCATAACGGGAAGGTGGGAAGCTTGAAATGTTTCTTCTACCTGACGCTTCCAACTACGGTAAGCGACTCACCGACAGGCCCATCCATCGTTTCAAAGACAACAACCCGTCTGCCACTTAGCATTACGGTGAATAAGACATCAAGCGCAGCTTCAAAGTTATTGTTTAATGTGCCAGCTTATCTCGAATGCAAGAAAATCACTTGCAATGGCATTGACGTGCCAATTCTCATCGGCCCGTCACAAGACAACTACACCACTGTAAGCACCATTGAAGAGGTGGTTACTGGAACCTACGATTTCATAATTCAATAAATAAACGCTATGGCAGAAATTCCTGTTTTTGGTACTTTAACCAACAAGACGGCTGATGGGAAAATCGCTCTCTCCTCACAGGTTTGGGATGAGGAGAATCAGAAATTCCAGTCAGAGATCAACAAAGCCTCGAAGGGTAATGTGCTCAATGTGAACGAGCTTACCAAGTTGCCTAATGAGTACTACACGTTGGCCACCGCAATCTCAGCAGTTAGCCAACCCGTAAGAAAGCCTGGTTTGTGCATAACCTACCAAATTTCAGACGGCCACTGGGAGACGAAGCAGTATCTCGGCATTGGCCTTGATGATGCTAACTGGGAAAAAGAGAGCAACTGGGGTGACTTTGGAGGATCCTCGGCAGCAGCCGTGTTCAATCCGACAGTGGAGTATCCCATCTCTGGTTACTACACTCTCTTTGACGATACTGATGAGAAATCATCAGCAATCCACGTTGCATATAATGCGAACAAGACCTCCCTTGGTCTCCTTATGACGTTTAAGATTTCCAAGACCAACTGGAAGACCTACCAGTACACTGGAAGCAACACCAACAAGGCGACTTTCGTGAATCCAGACAACTGGAAGGATTTTGGCTCCCTTGCAGCAGGATCAGAGAACTACGTCGTCATTAATAATTTGTGTGGTGCCCCGACTGCTGGCGAATACTACACGCTTGAGAGTGCCGTGACAAGACTGGTGGCCTATGAGAAGGAGACGAATGTCAACTATATCAAGACTGGCCTCATCATTTCCTACATCACTGGTGAGAACACGATGGAGACAAAGCAGTTTCAAGGCTCATCAGTCATCGCCGCAAGTCAAGCTGCATTGTGGAAAGACTTTGGCGGAGGAAGTAAGATTGAAACCTCGGAAACTCCTAAGAAGGATGGTACGGATGCCCTCTCCACTGGAGGTGCATACAAGCACACACCTATCACTATCAACGTTGACACTGAGACTGAGGGTGTTGTTAAGATGAAGCTGGTCAATGCTGATGGCGAAGAGGTTGGTGACGAGGTGCAGTTCAATGTTGGCACTGGCAGTGGTGGCGGCACAGGAACGACCATTGCCGTAGCATTCAAAGACAACCCTCTCTACTGCAAGGCTGGAAGCACTACTACCGTTAAGGCAGCTATCATAAGTGTCACAAAGGCTGGTAGTCAGGAAACCACTAACAGTATCATGAGTGTAAACTTCATAAATCGCACTACGAAGAGTACCGTCGCGTTTTTCAACCCAAGAAAAGCATCAAGTGTCACACTGAGCGACTATTCATTTGAGTTTGACATCAGTTCACTTGTGAAAGGTGCTGGCGAACTCCCCCTCCAGGCCGTCATCACCGACGACGGCGGCAACACCGCCACGAAGAACCTCAGCGTGATCGCCATCGACGTGACGTGCGAGAGCGTGCAGACGCTCAACTACACCAAGGAGACCTCGTTGAAGGTTGGTGGTCCGAAGATTTCCATCCCGATGTACCGCTTCCCGAACAACGCCAGTGAGCTTGGTATCAGCACCAAGGTGGAGATGCTGAAAAACGGCGTGTGGGAAACGATACAGGAGACCGTGGTGCGAGACACCTATCCCCACAACGTGAGCATAGACCCGACAGGCCTCACTCATGGCGCGTACCCTATCCGCATACAGGGCACCGACGTGGCCAGTGGCACGAAAGGCAACATGCTGCATACCGCCGTGATGGTCATCGAGCAGCAGGAGGACAGTGCCGACTACAACAAGCCCATCGTCGTGGCACGGTGGAACGACGACACGGACGGCAGCGTGAGACTCTTCGAGAGCGTCCTGTTAGATGTGGCCTGCTATCAGCGGGAAACCCAAACTCCCACGGTCGTGGTGAGCGTGAGCGACAAGAACACTGGGGCGAAGGAGCAGCTGGCCGAGCGTGTGATGTACCGTAACAAGTACTACACGATGGAGAAGCGCATCGTCGGTTACTCGCAGGGCGACACGCTCATCTTTGACGCTACTTGTGGAGAGGTGGCACTGGTGGAGAAACGGGAAGTGAGCATCAACGGGTCGCTGCTCGCCATCGCTGAGACTGAGGGCGCGTTTTACAAGATCAGCATGGCCGGCAGGAGCAACTCCGATACTGACAAAAGCATCAAGGTGAGAGCTACCGACGGTACGGAGAGGGAGATAGTCGTCCACGGATCCAACTACTCCAGCAACGGTTTTGTGGAAGACACGTTTGGCACCGAGCAGGCAAACGGCAGAATGTCTCTGCGCATCGCCGAGGACGTGACCGCCGAGTGTACCGACAAGCCGTTTGACAGCACCTCCATCCCCACCAACGGCCTCGCCCTCTCGCTGACGTTCAAGGTGAAGAACATCGCCAAGCGCAACGCCCGCATCATGAAGTGCATGAGCGACCGTCTTGGCTTCGTGCTGACGGGTGAGAAATTCATCGTCACAACCAACGGTGATAGCGATGAGGCTCTTTCCAACGTGCTGACCACCGCCGCCACCTCCTATCTCGACGACGTGGTCTATCGCTTCGACATCGTGATAGAACCCCAGGCCCAGGCACCCTATAGTGGCATCATGACCTGCAAGGTGTATCAGAACGGCGACATGGCCGCCATGGTGCCGATCGACGTCAGCAACTCATTCCCGAAATTTGACGACATCATCCATTTTGACGGAACGGACGCCGACCTGTACCTGTACGAGGTGACGCGGTGGAACACCTACTACGACTTCATCCAGGCCTTCAACAACTACCTTGTGAACCTCACCGACACGCAGGCTATGCTGACGGAGTATGAGCAGAACCAGGTGATGGTCGATACCACCGCCGAGGGAACAACGAAGCCCCGCCCCGACATGCAGAAGTTGCTCGATCGTGGGGTGATGGTCTGTGTGAGGACCCGCACCAAAGATGCCAACCTCAGCAAGGACGGGTCTCCCGTGACGGACAGTGACAGCTATTATCCAGACTACACGGAGAACATCAAGGACAAGAAGACCTCCGTGTTGGTGGACTGGTATCTGTACTTCCCCGACAGGCCGTGGGCGAACGTGAAGATCGAGGCACTGCCCGAAACCAACCAGGGTACGTCCACCCTCGCCTATGCCATCAAGAACAAGAAGGGCAAGATCAAGAAGGCCAAGCGCGTCGTCATGCTCTACACCCGCGAGGAAATCAGCAAGATGTACAATGGCGACGAGACCATCCTCGCCATGTACGATGACGCCGCAGCACTTGCCGCCAAGAAGAAGATCCGCGTCAGAGAGGGCAGCACGCCCGTTCAGACCATCACCATCAAGGTGGACTACTCCGACAGTGCCGGCGCAAACAACTGCGCGCTGATGGAGCAGATGAACGACGTGCAGATTGCCCTTGGCAAGAACTACATGACCCCCGCCCAGGTTTTCAACACGGACAAGAACGAGGAGCTTCATACCAGCATTGACGGTATCACCTGCGCCATGTTCCGTACCGACTACCGTATCGGCCAGGAAAAGGGTGCGGAGGCGGCCACGCTCCCCGAGAACGCCTACTTCCACAGCAAGGCCAACTTCAACGTGGACAAGGGCAACCCTCACTTCTTTGGATTCGAGGACGTGGCGGGATATAACAAGGGCTGCGTGAACTACGGTGACTTCAAGGAAATCGTGACTCCGAAGGGTACGGATATTGACGCACACAAGAGGGCCGTGCTTGCGGACACATCCCAGCTCGTGCCCGGCACGCTCTACATGATCAGCGAGTATTGCGGCCCGAAGACCCGCTTCATCGAGAACGACGGCACGGGACAGATGACCGAGACCGATGCCGTGGCCGACTTCAAGGCGGTGGAAAAGACTGGTGCCGAGATAGCTTCCGACAACGTGAAGAACTACGACTGGGCCTCAGTGTACCGCAGCAGTGACGGTAAGTACTACAAGTACACTGGCGGCGCATGGAAGGACACGACTGGCAGCATGACCTACGACAAAGGCACGGGCAAGTGGGTGATCACTGGCAGGGTGCTGAATCCCGTGGAGTGCTACGAGTACAGGCAGTATCAGGAGTTCTGCTGGCAGCAGGGCGTGAACAGTGTTGACGACCTGATGAAGCCGCTTCGCACGGACGACGGCGAGGTGCCCGTATGGACAACGTACTACGAAATGCGCTACCCCGATGACGATGACTTGAACGCCCTGTATGCTTCGGGCAAGAAAGTCCCGTATCAATTGTATAGGGAGCTTTCGTTCTGCCAGCAGTGCAACCAGAACCTCACGGACAATGCCGAGGAGAATGCGGCCAAGAACCCCGATGGCAGCGAGAAGGTATTCAACGGTGCTGGCGCAAGTACGACCATCACGCTCGAAGGCAAGACCGTAGCAGGAACCAAGGCCAACCGCTTGCTGAAATGGCAACGGGAGATGCACACGATTTTCAATCCGTATTCCACGAACCTCTACACCGTTGCAACCGACTACAAGGCCACGGTGGACCAGCGCGCCAAGAACATGATGATCACCGTCTATTTGGAGACTGACGGAACGATGCGTTTCTACTTCAACCACTGTTACGACGGCGATAGTGTGGACGAGGCGGACAACGACTGCTACCTCACCATCCCATGGGACATGGACGGCAGCAACAGTCACCTGTACCAGGGTTGGGACGGCGTGATGTTCCAGCAGTCGTTTGCCCTGTTCAACAAGGGAGAGGGCGTATGGATAGACAGCACTGGAACCCAGCTCACCCTCCACGACACGGCAGCAGCCATGCGCTCCTCCAAGACACGGACGGGCCTTGAGATATTCAGTGCGTCGGGAAGCTACCGCTACTGGATGACGAACCGCATTCTGAAATGGCCGAAGGTGGTGAGCAGCTTCGACGGCCAGCGCAAGTATGTGGAGACGGCCACGGCGGCTGATAACCATTTCCCTGCCCTTCACGGACTCCGCCTCGACAGTCTTCCCGCTTTCCAGCGCAAGCGTTTCGCCTACCGCGACGGCTACTATCAGACTGGAGACTTGTTCAAGCATTTCTTCCAGGCGCGTATGATGGGCCGTATCACGGTGCGTATCACGGCAGCGCAGGATGGCTACTTCGGCATGGGCGTGGATAGTACCAGCAATGCCAAATACTCCTGCTATCTGAAAGCTGGCGAGAGCCATACTTTCACGGAGGCGGCTACTGGCGTGGGCGGCAAGCTCATCTACATCTTTGGTGCTGACAAAATTGGCACGCTCGACCTCAGCGGTTGTACGCCCAAGAACAGTAACTGGATGATCGGCGACTGTACACTGCTTCGGCGACTCATCATCGGCGGCGAAGGCTACGAGCCATCCTATACGGACGACATTCTCTCCACACTGAATCTTGGACAGATGCCATTCTTGGAAGAGATAGACATCAGAAACACGAAGATTCAGACACTGAACGCATCGGGATGCCCCCGACTGACGGCAGTGGAGGCCGACGGCAGCGAGCTGCGCACGATCACCCTTGCCCAGTCTTCGCGCATTGACACCTTGTCCGTGCCATCGACACTGACGACGCTGGACTTCGTGAGCATCCCGAACTTGGCATATACCGGGCTCAATGCCTCTGCGGGCTTCCGCATCCCCTCGATGAAGGACGTGACGCGCGTGAGGATCGAGAACACGCCAAACTTCAACGTGCCACGGATCATCGCCGACGTGCTGGCCACGAGGAAGGCTGCGTGGAACCTGCGTGTGGCCGACCAGAAGCTGGAGGGCGACGGTCAGGAGCTCATCAGCCTCGTTCGGGCTGACGTGGGCGGTATCGACGTGAGTGGAAACACACAGGACAAGCCCGTCATCAGCGGCACGTACAACCTCACCGCCATCCTGGAAGAGACGGAGATGACCGCCATCGAGAAAGGCATCGACGAGCTGACACTGTTCACGGGTATCCTCGCCTATATCCACAACATTTCGTGGTATCTCGGCGGCGAGTATGCAGCCATCGGCGGTGCTAATCCAACGGAGGACACTATTAATGATTGGTACATGTACTACAACGGCGAGACCTACGACGAGTATGCCGCCCGCGAGCTTGGCACCAGTGGTACCGACGGCTACAACGACGCTGACATCTCCACCTTCATCGACATGACGGCAGAGGACATCGTGAAGAAGTACGGCCAGTGGAACCTTGTGTATCTCTCGAAAACCGCATAATCAACGCCACCCTGGGGTAATACCTGGGGTGGCACATAATAAACCAAAAAATAAAAGGAAAAATGGCATCAAACGCACAAGTGGCGCAGAAACTGCGCGACGTGAAAGAAGCGCAGGTACAGTCTCTGCGCGACGCAGGATTCAAAGACCTCAGCGTATCGATGCGGGCAACCCTCTTCCCAGAGTATATCCAATGGGGAAGCGGACTGCTGAGCATTGACCTGGCCGCGAACCGCAAGACGGACAACCAAGAGTTTTACTTTAAAATTCTTGACGCATCAACCATCAACACGCCCGCTGCTGGCATCACCTCAGCCGTGACCAACGAATGGTCTCAGCTCTCCGCCGTGGAGCAGGGAAAATTCCTTGTCCGAGGCATCCGCATTCGGTCACGCCACCAGTCGTTCGTGATGGCGGCAAACAAATTTGCCAGCACGACATGGGGCAACACCTCGCTGACGGTGACGAAGACGCAGCAAACTGAGGCGCCAAAGGTGTATGCGGACTATGACGCAGAGGAGCTGACCACCGCCATCCTCACCGCCCATCAGGCAGAAGGCTACGAGGCTCCTGCCGCAAGAACAGTGAGAGAGTACAAGGCATTCTTGAAGGAGGGCGGCGACGAGCAGGACGACAACAGTGTGTGGAACCTGCCCACCATCAACCAGGCGCACGAAATCTACCGCTACCACACTGCCTTGCAGAACATTCTGACGGCCCTATGGGGCATCACCTTCAACTGGGGATACATTCACACCTGCCAGTCGTATTCGGAAAAACAGCTTTGGCGTGTCCACACACTGTGTGGAGAGACATGGTATAGTAACAAGTCTGAAAATTTCATTGTTGTGGCAATATCCAATAAGTAATCATAAAAAAAGAAGATCATGACAGAAGCAGAGAAATCAGCCATTTTGCTGAGAATTAACAAAGAGAAGCAGATTGCCGCACTGAAACAGGCGGGCATCGAGCTCGACATCAACACGGCCACGGGAACCGACATCGCCAACGCCATGAAGTGGGCCTGCGGCTTGCTTGACCTTTGCGTGGCGGCGTATCACAAGGTCACGAAGAAACTGACGTTCTTCACGGAGCAAGAGTGGAACGACCTCTCCTCCAATACCCGCTACTCCTATCTGACCATAGGCATCCGCATCCGTGCCTACGGCAAGCAGTGGATCGTCGGCAAGGAGGACATGCCCAACGACAGTGGCGGTACGGATCACGCCTGGGCCGAGCAAATGGGTTGGGACATCGACGAACTGAAGAACTACGGCAACCCCAACGACGGAAGCATTTTTGACGACTACGACGGCGAGGGCAACACGGACAAGATCGTGGCCTACGCCAAGGCCAACAACCGAAGACACCCAGCCGCTGAACGCGTACGTGCTTATTCACTCTCATCAGACGATCCCGCAGCGGGCAAGTACTACTTGCCAAGCATTGCACAGATGCTGCTGATGATCAGGTATCGCAACGAAATCGACAAGATGTTGCAGCTTGTAAGCGGCTCAGCATTCTCAACGGGCTGGTACTGGTCAAGCACCGAGTATTCGTCGAACTATGTCTGGTACGTGCACGGCGGTAGCGGCGGCGTCAACTTCGGCTACAACAAGACCATCGCCAACAAGGTGCGGCCTTGTGTGGCTTGTGCAGCAAATTAGTCTCTTTGTCCCTTTGCCTCTTTGTCTCTTTGAGACCTTTTCTCTTTCGGCGGGCAACGCCCGCCGACTTGAAAAATGCCGTAAGGCATTTGGTCTCAAAGAACAATAGCGGAAGGCGGCACTATCGGATGATATATGTTTTACACCATTCATTTTCAAAATACGATATATGTTAAGTAAAGAACTGAAAATTTACAAAGATATTCGTGTGCAGCTATTGTGGCTCCAAAAGCGGAAAGTACGATTTCCGAAAGACTACAAGTATGAGTTTGCGAACCAAATGTTTCGCACACTCGTGCGCAGTCTCACGCTCATAAGACGCGCCAACTCGAATAAGCAGAGAAGAGCAGAGTATCTTGCCGAGTTGTTGGAGGAATTGGATGTGTATATGATGTATGTCGGGCTATGTGATGACCTGCACTTATTGTCCAGGGAAAAGGAGATGCCCAAACTGATGCTTGACCTGACGAGCATTGCGCGGCAGGCACAGGGCTGGTATAGAGCATCGGCCAAAACAACGAATGGATATGGAAGATAGCAAGGTGCAGCATACCCAGAGTCGTGACGCGCAAGCCCGTGTCACGAGTGAGGAATTATTAGATTTATTTGGCTCTCCCACCATGCCGAGCCTGCCCGCCGTGGTTGATTTCAGCATGGTAAAGAACAAGGCAGCGGAGAGTGTTACCGAGTATTCGTCGAACTATGTCTGGTACGTGAACGGCGGTAGCGGCAACGTCAACAACGGCAACAACAAGACCAACGCCAACAAGGTGCGGCCTTGTGTGGCTTGTGCAGCAAATGAACAGATAATCTATCACATACCCTTCGGTCCGATAGTGCTCGCTTACTATGATTGCGAGACCAGCAAGAAAAGTACCAACAGCTACCAGCGGTTCCACCTTCACAAGGAGGAAAGCCTCGTGGAGTTGTGGCAGAGCATCATACACGGGCGATACAAGCCATCGAAGGCCACGGTGTTCATCGTCGAATACCCCGTGCTCCGTGAGGTCTTTGCCGCAGCCTTCGTTGACCGAGTGGTCCATCACTACATCTGCCTGCGCATCAACCCATTGTTTGAATCCATGTTTGAACAGATGGGCAATGTGTCGATGAACTGCCGTAAAGGCTATGGGCAGTTTGTGGCTCAGAAACGCGTGAAGCAGATGATGCTTGACGTGTCCGAAGGCTATACCAAGGACTGCTGGATATACAAGGGAGACATCAAGTCTTTCTTCATGAGCATAGACCGAGACATCTTGTGGTCGCTGCTGGAGCCGTTCATCAGAGCCAACTATCAAGGCGACGACTTGGAATGCCTCATCTACCTTGCGAGGATTACCCTGTACGACAATCCTATCAACAATTGCCGCAAGTTGTCGGCACCCGAGCTGTGGGAGGCACTGCCGAAGAACAAGAGCTCTTTCTTTGCGCCAAAAGGGAAGAGCCTGCAAATCGGTCGCCTTACCTCGCAGCTGGAAGCCAACTTCTACGCCTCAGTGATGGACTGGTTCGTGATGCACATTCTTGGCTTCAAGCACTACACAAGGTTTGTTGACGACTTTGTTGTCATGTCGCGGGACCGCAAATTGCTGGCGTCCGCCGACAAGAAGATAGACGCTTTCCTGCGGGAGAAGCTGCTGATACAACTTCACCCGATGAAGAAGTACTTCCAGCACTACACGAAGGGCGTGTTGTTTGTGGGGGCGATGATACTTCCTGGCAGGACGTACATCAGCAACAGGACGCGGGCGCACCTGATAGACACGATACACAAGTATAACCGACTACTGGAAGACGGCAAGGGCAAGGAGAACGCCGAGCACTTCGTGCAGTCGCTCAACTCTTTCTTCGGGATGATGCGCCACCACAACTCCTACGGCGTGCGCCGGAAAGCCGTGAAGAAGATCGACAAAGGCTGGTTTCGGTACTTGTACGTCCGAGGGCACTATGAGGCATTCGCACTCAAGAAACAATATAAACCCGTCGAGCAGATGAGGCGAAGGGTGCGCAAGCACGGCGCAGCAGCGTGGCTCGATGGGGTGATGGATTTTTGTAGCTAAAACACGAAATAAAACTCTTCCTTAGTATAAAGCGTGGCATAAGTGAGTGTACGTTATGTCAAAATACTATTAATAATAAAAAAGCAATGAGAATTATCAATAAGCTATGGACCAATTTTATAGCTGACACGCCTAAAATCGCAAAGGTTGTCAGAAATATAGCAGCGTGCATATCTGGTTGCGCACTTGCCGTAATGACTGCCCTTCTTTCGGCACAAAGCAACATTCCAGAGTGGTTCAATAAGATTTACCCGTACCTCATTGGTATTCCAGCGGCCATTGCATTCATTAGCCAGTTCTATAAAAAAGATGGTGAATAAATATATCACAAAATCTGAACAGAACATATATGATATAGCACTTGAAATATATGGCTCTGTGGAGGGTGTGTTTGACTTGCTTCTCAGCAACGAAAACATATCCTTCGATACTGTTTTGACAAAAAACACAAAAGTTTTTTACCATAGCGGGTTTGAGCTGAACCAAAATATTGTCAACTGGTTAAAAAACAACAAAGTTACCGTTAGAAACGGCAATTACAAGATACTGTCCACCAATGTGAGGGAGCAAATAATTGAGTGGGTAGCAAAAACAAACTCTCAGAAATTCAACACCTCAATTACTGATGAGACGGGCGATATGATAGCTCCACCAAATCTTTGGCTTGACAGTGAGGTTATTGGCGTATCTGATGATGAAACACCAGCAACTGAACAAAATTCAGAGGCACAGGTTACAGAAGAGTCCCTAAAAGACGAATGGACAATTGGGGTCAAGGACAATTTTGATATTGACATTGACACGTTTGGCAAAAGCCAACAAGCTCAATTTCTTGACAAATGGTATGCGCAAGGAATGATAGTCGTTCCATCAAAAAAGGAGGAACGTGACGCATACTATGACCATGTGTCTTTGCCAAAAATAAAGATAGCGCAAGCTGGGAACTCATCCAGCATTCGAATGCAAGTGCCAGCAAACAGGTTTGTTGCAATAGACTGGGGAGATGGAACTGATCTCGACTTTGTGCATTACACAAAGAAAATCACCGAGGTGTCTCACACCTATGAGGATTTTGGAGAGCATGAGATTACCATTTATGGTCATAACGATTTTACCCACCTTGATTTCATGAAACTGGGTGGCGTTTACTATGCACTGTCAGATATTCATGTTACGGTTTTCAAAACACCATACGCTGACGAAACTACGTTGAACAAATTATTCATAACCAATCATGAGCAGAAGCATTAGTCAAATATACTCAGAGGCAGTCGCCACACGCAATGACTACCTTCAGATTTCACCACTTAACAGCGGAAGATCTGAGAACAAGCTGTCAGTTATCAATGTCATGACCTATGTGATGGCCGTTCTTATTCATAGCTATGAGGTTTTGCTTGACTTGTTCCAGTTACAAGTGGCGAAATTGATCTCTGAGAGCGCATCAGGCACCCCTATGTATTACGCCAAGATGGCAAAGTACTTCCAGTATAACTATGATACTGAGTCAATGGATGAGCTTGTGTTTGACGACGAGACTTTCAAAATCAAGTTCAAGGAGTATGATGAGTCACACAGAATCATAGCAAAGGCTGCATACCAGGACTACAAAGACGTAGGGCTTGTGCTAAAGGTGTGCAAGGCCAATGATAACGTTGGTTACAGTGGTGACGGTGTATATACAAGACTGACGGCAAATGAGCTAACAGCATTCAAGAACTATATTGACGAGATTAAATTTGTCGGCTCAAAAATCTATTGCAGGTCAACTTATGGCGATATTCTATCCATCAATGCCACAATCATTTACGATGACTTGTACATCAATGCTGAACAGGCACTGCAAAACGTCAAGGAGGCTCTTGTTCGGTATATTAGCCAGCTTGATTTCAATGGAATGGTGTACTACCAGTCCGTAATAGACGCAATTCAAGGGGCAGAGCATATCGTGTCCGTTTCCGGCCCTGGTGGCGGGAGTGGTGAGTATGCCAAAGTAACACTGGCTGAATATGACGAAGTGACAAAAAGGTACAAAGAACCGACTAATGTGATTGAGCGAAGAACCCCAAACAGTGGCTACCTTACGTTTGTCAACGAAATTGACGGTAAAAAGTCAACTCTTGTTGCAGACAATGATCATTTGATATTCAAGCCTAACTCACAAGAATAATGGCAATAAACGTTGAACGATACAAAGTAAGCAGCAAGACGCTGGTCGGCAGGATTACGCCGTTCTTTTTGCGTGGGAGCAAACTCACGCAGCTCCTTGCTGCCATCTGTTCCCCACTTGACAGCGTGAATAATGCGTTCGTCAAGTGGGTAAGAGAAACTATAATCAACGCAGCTACAACATCACAGGTGATTGTTCTCAAATGGTCCTTGGAAAACAGGCTTGGGAAATACATCAAAGGTTCTGGTGGTGGGTTTGTGTTTGACACTTATGCCATAGAGGGTTACACAACACTCTACGAGGACAATGCGGAACAACTTGATTACCCGGAAATCAAGAACATATATATGCCCGAGGATCCGAACGACCACTCTTGCGACACGGTGGACACCATTGTCATCCGTGACAAAGAGGAGATTGAATCCGAAGAAAATGAGATAGTGATCATAGCTCCGCCACACAATGAAAAAATAAGTGACGAACAATATATCAAGAAAATAAAACAATGTGTCGAGCCATATTTGGTGTACGACATCAAGTACAACATAGTAATTTCAAAACAGTAATATGAAAGAATACCAATCAACAACGGGAGGAAGACACGCATACAACACGGACTTCAAGAATCTCCAGGAACTGGCACTTGCCATGCAGGAGGTGTTCCGTGAGTGTGGCGAGAACTTCGTGATTTCTGGATGCGCAGTTACTGTTGGTGGTACCGTATCTGTGACGGACGGATATGTGTATATAGACGGGAAGGTCAGGAAAGTAAGTGCGACAAGTGGTCTCAAAGCCTCAAATCTTCACATTGTTTCTAAACAAAGGAACGGAGACCAAATCCCATATGCCGACAAGACCGTCAGTCCACAGTACATTGAGTATTATGCTGAGGTGGTCAACGAAAGTCCAGTCAGCGGACCGCATATAACGTATGACGCGTCATCCAAGTCGTTTCCAAATTTGGCTACGGCATTTTTCAACTTTTACACCGTATGCAAAAAAGCGGGTGCGCAGTCGATCAACAACTTGACCGTCCAACAGACTCTCATTGCAATGAAGCAGCTTCTTGCACCGCAAGGCGTACAATTTGACAACGCTTCTATGTGCATTAAGCGGAATGGCAACAAAGTGGTTATCGGCAATGGCGACTACGAGCTTGGCTTCAGCAATGATGGAGAGGTGTCAATTTCGTGCCTTGGGAAACCCGTGCTCACCTTCTCGGCACTGAGTGGAAGCGGTGTGGTTACTTATGAGAACGTAACCATAAAAGAAAGTCTCAAAGCCAAAAAGCTATATATCGGCGGAATCGACATTGAGGACAAGGTGACGCCTCTCGGCGTTGTCCAAATGTGGGCTGGAAAGGTTGAAAAAATACCTCAGAACTATATGCTTTGCAATGGCCAGGAGCTTGACATCAAGTCATACAAAGACCTGTACAATGTCCTTGGCGACGCATTCAACAATGCCGTGATGCCATCGGGCAAAAAATGGCCGTCACCGTCTAATGGCTCATTCAGGCTCCCAGACTTGCGCCAGCGGTTCATTACTGGCTACGACCCATCATCGCAGCAGTACGGTACAATTGGAAATGCTGGAGGTGAGGAAAGACATACCCTATCGGCCTCAGAAATGCCGCCACACGCGCATAACGTGGACGACTACTACAATATACAGGGCGAAGACATTGTCGTCAAATACGGCGAGGAACAGGGCAAATTATATGGAAGCCACAAGAACATTGGGGGAATGTTTCTTGGCTCAGGAAACTACGATTTCAACAATGACGCAATAATGTACAAGACACACCCGTCAGCGTCTTATGGCGGTGGTGGCGCACATGAGAACAGGCCGCCATTCTATGCGCTGGCATACATCATCAAGGTAAAATAAACCAAAGTACAACAATATGAAAATTCACAATTATGGTAATGACTATGTCATGGCCGAAAAATTCAAAAATGGGGATGTAAACAATGCTAAGAATCAGACAAGAGACGATAGACGAATGCCTGGAGCAGAGGTTTTACCCGAAGTCGATAACCAAGAAGCGGAAGAGGGGGAGACCAAGAAAACCCCGCGCCAACGTAAAAAGAAACAGAATTAAGCGTACTACGTTTAACCATACTCCACTGGGCGATTTTCTCATGAAGAACTGCCCTGTGGAGTATGAGCTTATTCAAAAAACGAAAAAGGAGGGGTTCAGTGTGAGTGCTGACCTCATTGAGGAGTTTGCCTACCATAGTGACAACCCAGCTTTTCAGTCTGTTGAGTTTAGAAAGGTGCTTGCGGATTACAGAAGGTACAAGTGTAAAACACCAAATAAAGTACAGTTCAACCTTGAAGCTGAGATAGCGGCGATCAAGAGAAGGCTGAATATAGAATAGGCGTGCGCCAAATCGCCTCATCAATAGAACCAACAAAGCGGCAGGAAAGTTTACTTGCTTACCTGCCGCTTAATGTTTATTCAATCATTGAGCTGCAAAAATCCCTAAAATTAGTACTTCTTTCTTTTGGGATAAGTTGATCTGTATGCCAAATGACTGGAAGGTACATCAATGCCATGCTTCATCCGCATATTATCAAGCTCTGTTTCTGCAAGCAGAGAAGCAGCATCATTGAACTTATTGCCACATTTAGCCTTGATCCAATTGTACTTGAGGCGTAAACGCTTTTTGTTTACATCATGGTCGTTAATAAGCGACCGATTCACATGAGCTTGCCACTTACCAGACAAAACATTCAAAGCGTACTGAGAATTTGAATAAATAACCACTTCAGATTTGTCGTCTGGGATGGCCTTACACCCCTCGATGATGGCAGTGAGCTCCATAATACTGCTGGTTGTTTTGAGCACACCCTTTGAAAAGGACTTAACAACGTTTTTCTTGTAATCAAGAATAACATAAGCATAGCTTCCTTCTTTGCGAATTGAATAATTATCGCAACTTCCGTTTGTGTACAAGAGATATTTCATCACTTTTGAAACGATTTTTATAATACTGCTTTCATCAATTCTGAAGAAGATGTTTTGTCCCCTTTTATAAAACATTCATATAAATTCTGGTAGAAGGATGCGAGAAAGTCCACAGTAAGCCTATAGACGGTCTTACCCGTCTAAGGCCAACTCGGCTTAATCTTTCTTCACCAGAATGCTCTATGAATGCTTCAAAGAGGAGATAGGTTGATTCTTCACAACCCCATTCTGTATAGAGATCAGCTTCGGATATTGGAGCAAGAGTCATTTAATCTTGCACCCCATTCGGTAAATGCGTACCTCATCTACGGACTTTTCGCCATTTTGCATTGCGACTGCACCCTGTTCCGTAAGGCCAATTACAGCTCCTCTGACACTCCAATGTCGGTAGCTGAACCTTGGTCTGCCCACTCAGTTTGGCTGGTGCGCCCCTGGTTCCTTTCATCGCTAAGCCCCAGCGTCTAACGTGGTTCCCGCCAGCATAACGACAATCCACTTATTGTCCTTCCCTACTTCTTTTGAGTCTCACCCTGCCACAGGTGTCAAATCCCTCGTGGTTCACAATTCGTTTTATTCGTTCCGTCGTTGCTACACCCAGTGGAAAGTCTGACGGCAACTACTGCACGCAGCGTATCGGGGTTTTACATCATCTTTCAGATGCGACATTGTTTTCGACATTCTTTTGTCGGGGATTTTCACCCTGGACTTGGCATCCCAATGCCGATTTTGTTGATTTACTCTTTTTCGTAACTGCCAGGAAGGTATGTCCATTCTTTGTATCATCAGGTCTCTCTGCACGGCAAGTAACTCAAAGATGTTTAACGTCGCCATTCCTATTAAACCTACAAAGGTGTATGGCCGACGTGCATTGTTAAGGTACAAATGCAAAAAACCGCAAGCAACTGTCGGTATTGCTTGCGGTTCAAATTTATGTTGATGCTCGGACATGCCGAACGATAAATTTTCACTCGCGCTGCTGCCGACATCAACATTGCACTGCAAAGGTACAATACTTTTTTGTTTCGAGCAAGTTTTTCTTGCTAAAATAACTTCTTTTAACAATATATTTTAAAATATAAATAGGTATATAGTGTACATATTTAACGCAATACCAAAAGTGTACACAATAAAAACAACTTAAATACCTATACATCAGTCATATAGCCAATTTTAAGCTATTTTAAGGTGACAAATAGCAAAAATAATTTGCCCATATTGTTTTTTTACCGTACCTTTGCAAGCGAAACAGATAAGTAAGACCAAAAAGATAAAGTTATGCTGATGTTGTATGATTAAAAAGGGGAAGTTCCGAAAGTTCAATGGCCGCATAATCGGCGATGAACTTCATCAGACGCTTGATAAGTTGTCTGACAATAAGGAATATTTGTTTGTGGTGGTGGACGAGAAGAAGAACCGAAATCTCCCGTACCTCACCTACCTATTTAGTGTTGTTCTGAAGTATTTGTCTGACAAACTTCCAGATCATCCGAGTACTACGGCGTTATACAAGTATTTTGAGGGCAAGTTCGCGCCAACTCATCCTTGTACCGTCAATGGCGAGCGGTTTAAATACCGTGAGCTGAAATCAGAAAAATCAATTGATGTCAACAACTTTATTGAGAGGGTTGTTGAATATGCCTCTGAGAATTGGGGTATTGAGGTTCCCAGAAATGAAACTTTGGCTAAACCAGAGAATCGGGAACTTTATAGCCAGGCATATCTGACACAGGATATTGACTGGAACAGTGTTATCTCTTCGCTTAAAAATAAAGACAATGAGCGAAGAAGTAAAGAAGAGCGCGTTTAATCTTTTCGCGCAGTCTCAGATGACTTATGCTGAGGCAGAAGAAAAAGCAAAGCAGGAAGCAGGTAAGCCGAATGTGGATCGTTTCCGCATTGGAGAGGATGGTGAATATCCAATCCGAGTTCTCCCGTTAGCACCTTCTCTTGATTCCGAGGGCAATCCGCTACCGCTTGACCGCAAGGGTTATGAATACCCGATCCACCAGTTGTTCCTTGGAATCTCCCTGCCCGCCAAGAAGGGTAAGAAGTCGTCCAAGATCAACATCCCAGTTGTGCGTGCTACTGACAAGGGTATTGACAAGTCGGTTGACCTTATTGATACCTACGTCCGTATTGCAAAGGAGCTTTATGCTGACGACAAGGAGCTTCTTGATGCTATCACTGCCAATTCTTTCAGTGGTGGTTTGCGTTGGTCGTATCAGCATGCTATGTACGTTATCGACCTCAGTACTGACAAGACCCGTGCAAAGGGCCCGCAGCTCTGGCAGTGCTCTCACCCGCAGTACAAGTCTATCGACGAGGCCAAGATGCGACTTTGGTCTGAGCTTCGTTCTGATGGCGACCAGAACACTTGTCCTATTTCATGGTTCACGGACGCTTACCCTGTCAAGGTTATCCGCAAGACCGACAAGAAGACCGAATACACTATCGAGATCGGCCGCAAGTGTGTTGATATCACTGAGGATGAGGTGACGAAGCTCTTGGAGCTCCCCCGTATTCCCGAAATGATTTTCCGTTTCACACGCTATCAGCTTGAGGCTGAGGTCGTGTTCCTCCAGCAGTACGACGAGCTCCATGACCTTGAGGTGTGCAAGGAGCCCGACTTTATTGAGGCGGTTGAGAAGTTGAAGGGCGAGATACCCGCTGATGACACTTCTCACTTTGACATTGCCAATGCTGGCTCCGAGAAGCACAACAAGTCTGCCGAGGTTACTGTTGATTCACTCTGGAACGAGTATGACCAGATTGTTGAGGCAGGCCTTTCTGAGAAGTCTGACGAATACAAGGAACTTCGTGAGAAGATTCGCCAGTTTGCCGAGGATCACGACCTTGACGTTCGACTCTCCAGAACCAAGAACAACAAGCAGCTCCTTGAGGAAATCGAGGAGGCAATGGAGGATGCGTCTCGCAAACCGTCCACCAAGAAGGAGGGTGATAGCGAGGACGCTGAGGACAACGATGTGGTTGATAAGAAGCCCAATGATGAGGAGGAGGAAGAAGAGACTGCACCCGTAAAGCGTCGCCGTAGCCGTCCGTCAATCGACGATGACGACACCGATGAGTCATCAGATGACGCTGAGGATAATAAGGACAAGTCCGAGAAGCCCGAGGATGAGCAGCCTGTCCGTCGCCGTCGTAGAAGAAGTTAGTTCATTGTCTTAATATATTGTTAAATGCCGTGGGGAGGTGTGCGTGTACGTGCGCTTCACCTCCCCATTATTTTTTCACCTAAATACAATCAAAGACAATGAATCCAATGGCTTTATTGATGAACGACTTGCACATCTCCAAGGACAATGTCATTGAGTTTGAAAAGAACTGGAATGAGGCCTTGAAGATTTGCGAGGATAATAACATCAAATCAATATTCATTGGTGGCGATGTGTTCACGACACGAAACGTGCAGTACTTGTCACCAGTAATGACCGTAATGCGCTGCTTGGAGCGTACTGCGGCAAAGGGAATCAACACGACAATAGCTTTCGGAAACCATGACTGCCCAGTCTATGGTGAAAAGAACAGCTGGTGCGATATTTTTGGCAATGTCAAAGGGGTCGATATTGTTAATAACTTTGCAGTCTATGAGACTGATGAGTATGCGCTCGCACTGATTGCTTATTTTCCGGAAGAGACAATGATGGAAGGTAAGCTGAAAGAGCTTGACGAATACCTTGACGAAAATAAGATTGCTTGTTCAGATGTCATTCTGTACATTCATTCTGGAGTTCATGGCGCCTTGGGTGACTTTGATGTCCCCAATGAAATGCCGCAAGAACCTCTGCTTAAATACCGCAAAGTGCTCTGTGGACACTACCACAACCGCACAGTTATTGAGGGTACTAATATCGAGTATATTGGCAGCTCCCGTGCCCATACTTTCGGTGAGGATGAGAACAAGGGCTACACCATCCTATTCAAGGACGGAACGGATAAATTCATCAAGAATGAGGTGAATACCCGATATGTCACGGAGAATATTTCCTTGGACGAGGTTTCTGACTGGAAGAATGACCGTGACGAAAGATACAAGGTTCGTCTCAGAATCCATTGCAATGCAGCCGAGGCGGACACTGTTGACAAGGGCGACCTCATTGCCCGCGGTGCGAACAAAATTGAGTTTGTCACCGAGAAGCTACAGGCAATCGAAAAAAGTCAGTCTGAACTTGAAGAGCGTTTTGACAACAAGGGGCTCCAAGTTGAGTATTTGTCTTTTTGCAAGGAAAAGGGTATCGACAGCAGTTTTGGAATTGATTACTTAACCAAAGCAAAGTAACTATGTGGCAAGTACAATTTTTAAAATGCGAGAACTTTATCTCGTTCAAGGAGGCAAAGCTTAACATCCAAACAAATGTTTGCACCTTGATATATGGAGTGAACAATGACAACATGCAGCAGCGCAACAATGGCACAGGAAAGTCTTCCATCATTGAGGCGATTGCTTTTGCATTGACTGGTGAGCCATTGCGCGCGGTCGGAAAGGCTGAGGAGATAATCAATGACAATGCGGATGAGGCTACTGTTTACGTTGAGCTGTTCAATGACTATGACGACACAGTCTTAACTGTGAGGCGCAAGTTGAACCGCAAGTCACCTCAGACCATTGAGTGCCATAAATATGACTACGAGTCAGGAGTTGAGATGGAACAGGATAAGACATCCCAGCCAACCGTCCTTGATTACAATCGGTTCATTCTTGAAGAGATTGGACTTTCAAAGGATGATATTTACTCCAACTTCATTCTGTCCAACAGTAAGTACAAGTCTTTCTTTGATGCGAGCGACAAGGCGAAGAAGTCCATGATCAACCGTTTCTCTGGTGCCGATAAGATTGACTCGGTAATTGAGGCGTTGCAAAGTGACCGTGGCCCAGTTGAGGACCGTCTCGGAAGTGCCAAGAACCATAAGATTGCCATTGAGGCCAAACTGGAGGTGATTGACAGCCAGCTTGCGGACGCAGACAACAAGAAGGCTGAGTGGAAAGCCGCCAAGCAGGAGCGTATCTCCAACATCAACCATCAAATTGCGCAGAAACGTGAGGAGATTAGAGAAGTGAAAGAGACTATTGCCAAGGCCAACACCCGCATCGTTACCATTGACAAGGTTGGCGACTACATAGAGAACGATCTCCAGGAATCCAACAATAGCCTTGCTGAGATGTACCGTGACATTGCTTCGTTGTTTGATGACCACAAATTGGAACCTATCAAGGACTACATCAGCATCAGCAAGGAGATTGACGAAAGCATCACTGAATGTGCTGAGAAAAGAGATTCGTTGAACAGGACGCTTAAGGGGCTCCAGGAATCTGCTGACAAGGCTTGGAAAGTGTTGGATGAGCAGCAAAAGAAGCTGGACGAACTGCATGCCAATTTTGAAGTTGAAAACAAGGACTCTTTTGCTGACATTATTGAGATCAGAAAGGATATTGATAATGTTAGCAAAAATATCGAAAAGCTCTTGCAAAACATTCATGACACCCAGTCGAACATGGATCTTTCCTCAGAAAAGCTGAGGAAGTTGCAGAACCAGATACATGGAGCTATCACTTGTCCAAAGTGCAAGCATGAGTTCTTTGTGGGTGGTGATATTACGCTTGAAAAGGCCAAGGAGCAATTTGATGAGAAATCGAAAGAACTTACCAGGCTCCAATCACTTGAGGATAGTCTGAAAAGCGAGAAGGCCGAGTGCGAAAAGCAGCTTTGTGGCTTTGAGAAAGAGTTGAATGACGTGAATGCTGAGATAACCAAGAAAAGAAACAATATCTTAGATTTCAGACACGAGGTTGAAAAGTGCAGCTCTGAATTTGAGATGGCTTCATCTGAGGTTGCAAAGACAAAGCGTAAAATCAACTCGTTGAACAATACCATCGAAGTTGAGCAGGGAAAGCTGGACGGCTTGGTACGGAAAATGATTTCAGATGCACTTGATGTTGTTGATAGTGCATGTGACAAGGGTGAGAGTTATGTTAAGACGTTGAAGGACAAGGTCACATCGCTCAATGCCTCCATCGAGTCTTTCGAGAAGGCTGCTGAGGACGCCATAAACAGCTCACAGGACGATTTTGTCGCCTCACTGAACAATTCCAAGGCCAAGTATGAGAAAGAGCTTCAGAGCGTGCTTGGCGAGGTCGAGGAAGCACAAAAGGAGTTTGACAAGTACATTGTCCAAGAAAATCACTTCGTTGACTTCCGTTCACACCTCGCTAACAAGAAGGTGAAGGCCATATCTGGCGTGACCAACCATTTCCTGGAGTTGATTGGCTCTGACTTAAGGGTTGAGATGCTCGGTTTTAAGAAGTTGAAGAATGGTAAGATTCGCGATAAGATCACCGTGAACCTGCTGAGGAACGGAGTTGATTGCGGGTCATACGCCAAGTTCTCTGGAGGCGAGAGGGCTCGAGTGAACCTTGCAAGTATTTTGGGCTTGCAAAGACTCACGAACAATTCGGCACCAAAGGGCAAGGGTCTCGACTTGATTATCCTTGACGAGATTCTCGAAGCCAGTGACACGACTGGAATTGAGAGTTCGTGTGCCGCTTTGAACAGATTGGGCGTAACGTCTCTGATGGTCACTCAGAATCCTATTAGTGACAATGATGGGCATACTATTGTAGTAACTAAAGAAAATGGATATTCAACAATAACAGAACAATGATATGGTACAAAATAATGCTGATCATATAGACTGTCCAAAACGAATACTTGATGGTTGTGTTTGCGCAAGAAAATGGTGTGATAGGAGGTATTGCTCCCCACAAAACAAAAAAGACAAACAATATGAGACAACAGATAACAGAAGCAAAATGAATGAAATATCAATAATCAGCAGTTCAAATTTCCTTGGCAAGGAGATTGATGTTTATGGTTCTATTGAAGAGCCATTGTTCTTGGCAAAAGATGTGGCTGAGTGGATTGGGTACCCAGAGTCATCAATGATGCTTGAATGTGTTGATGAGGATGAAAAGCTGAAGAAAACAATCCTTACCTCAGGTCAAAAGTGCGAAATGTGGTTTCTTACAGAAAGTGGTCTGTATGAAGTACTCATGCAATCTCGCAAGCCTATAGCTAAGCAGTTCAAGCATAGTGTGAAGGAGTCCGTCAAGTCCGTCCGCAAGACAGGTTCCTACACTTTTGATTCATTCGATGATAGAGTAAAGGCTTTCGTTGTTTTGATGAAAAATGTTAAGGAGTTGTCGAGTTTGAGCAACTCACAAAAGTTATCATTTATAAAAATGATCACAGAGCAGCTTGGCCTATCTTTCAGTTCATACACAACAACCAGGGGAATTTTAAAATCTGAAAAGGAGCTTTTGAAGAAGCACAATTGTGGGTTATCCCCGATAGCCTTTAACAAGTTGGCTATTAAGGAGGGATTGCTGGAAGTGAGCGGCCGAGTGTTCTCTAATGGCGTTGAGAAAGAAGTCAAGTCCCTTACAAAGATGGGGCTTACTTATGGAGAGAACAAAATCAACCCAGCAAACCCCTATGAGACACAACCTCTGTGGTATGAGGATAAGTTTGGTGACGTCATTAAACTGCTTGGCTTATGAGACAGACATTAACCGAGGAGTACGTTTCCCAGCTTAATAAGATGAATGTGCTTGGTGTTGATCCTGCAAGTCATTTTGGCTTTTACAACCCAGGCGAATATGGCGTCAGGTATTTCCCGAATACCGACAAGGCATCAAGAAAATATGGTGCCGACTATGGTAAGTGGAAGAACTTGCGAGAGTGGCTTATGGACTACCTTGTCAGAAACAAAATCAAGGCAGTGGCCACTGAGGACGTTATCTACGGCCATTTTGTTGACTTTCGCTCGCTCTGTATGATGCGTGGAATCATATTTGAGGTGTGTGAGACTTTGAATATCCCCATCATCGCATTCAAGCCGTCTGACATCAAGAGGCATGGTACTGGAAGTGGGAATGCCAATAAGAAGACGATGATTGAGTATGCCGAGAAGCGTTACCACATAGAAACGGACAACATGGATGATTTGGCGGACGCTATTCATATTTACATGTATTTCGTCCATCGTTACAAACTAAAGTAGGCATGAGCAACAAGAAAATAAAGTCAATAAACAATGACATAGGCAAGCACTGCCAGTCGCTCGTAGACGACTTCTTCCATTTTTGTGATGGGGAGTTGGACAAGGTGAAAATCATAGACGAGCTGAGAGATATTTCAGACCCTATGCCACCAAGCGTTGAACAAGCTGGTAAAATGCTTGCGAGGTGCAACAAAGCATGGAACGACTACTGTGGTTTTATGCTTCTTCCAAGGGAATGTAAAAAATTATTCATCAATCGTGTGAAGAAAAAATGGCTGTCTCTCGAAAAGCAACAAACTCCAAAACGCAAAAGGAGAGGGCTGGAAAAACCCTTCCCATAAGCGAGACTGAGCAAAAGGCTCTTTTTCAGAAGTATATCGCCCCACATTTGGAGGTGATAAAACTGTTGGCCGCAAAGTACACTGACAAGAGTCAAGACGTGGATGAGAACTACAACTTGGCCCTTGCTCAGATGTACACGTACATACACACGTATGACCCAGAGAAATCGCTCAAGACGTGGATTTACATTGTGACCAAGAGAGCGTGCTTCAACCAAAACGAAAAGCGTGCCAAATACGCTTCCACACAGGCCGACCTTGAGTTTTGCTCTTCGGACGCGCTTCATCAGCATGGCTCGTCAAACATAATTGACGCTTGTTGTGGAACGCTTGCTGACAACCTATCTGATGAGGTGTACAATGCGCTCATGAGGATTGACCCGTGCAGGTTGTCACCATTCCTGTTGTTCGCACAGGGAATGAAGATAAGGGAGATTACGCAGGCAGAATGGCGCGCCGGCCACTTGAAGAGAAAGAGTGAGGATATTGTGAAGTCGAGAATCTATTGGGCCAAAAAAGAGTTACAACTAATCTTGAAGCAACATGGAATCTCAGAGGCAAGCTATACGAGTGCTTTCAGCAATAAATAAGGTCATAACGACCTTGATTGGTGATGGCTATAAGATTCCAGGCGGTGGGCAGTCATTGGCCGTTGTCGAGCGTGGAATAAAGAGGATAAATCAAGTCCTCTTTCCATACTCAAACATGGCCGATGGCCGCATTATCGACTACATTGTTTATTTTCTGTATTTAAAGCGAGAGTCAAGGTGGAGATTTACAGTCAACGATATGTTCGGTGACTACGCCATCTCCAAGTACAGAAATCAGTTCATGTCAGACGATGGCAAGACTGGAATCAACTATTACATAGACCAATGGCTACGTGATGGTGGTTTTACAAGAAGCAGCCTAACAAAGCTAATAGAAAAGCCGAAGCCGCACAAGATGAGCAAGTTCATCTATATGGAGTCGGAAGAATTGATTAAAAAGCGTTTTCTCAATACTGACATGGGCTATATGCTTTGCCAGAGTTCCACCACTGGTTGGGCTCCAAGGTCTCGCCAATGCCAAATTTGCAAAAACTCTTCGCAGTGTATTTATGTGACCGAGCAAAAATACCCAGAATTGATAAGGTTGCGCAGACAAGAATTTGAGAATGGCAAAAAAGAATGAGAATGTACTGACAGAAGTTTTTTTAGCTGAGTTGTACAATGCAGCTATAACGGACAATTATATATGCTCCGTGGTTGCCACTCACATGAAGGATGAATTTTTACCAGACCAGCAATACCAGCAGCTTACGGCTGCATTGAAGCGGTATTTCTTCGAATATAAGATGGCACCCCAGTATGGTGTACTGGAGCAGATGCTGTCACAAACAAGGTCTGTGTCAGAGTTGCTTGATGAGATTAGGGACACCAGCACCGACACTGAGCCAGAGGCATTGCGTGATCAGTTTGAGAACTATCTTAAGCTGGTAAAATTCAAGCGTATTTACAGAGAACTCGGTAAAATGTATGATGCTGGTGACGGTATGGGTGCCATCAAGCTAATGAGCTCAGAGGCGAAGGAGATAACTGGATTCTCGCTGAAGCCCGATGAGTTTATGGACGTTGCCGAGACCTTTGATGACAGGCTTCGTGATAATAAAGCCAAGCATGAGGACAATACGAGGAAAAGGCTTGTCAATAATTTCTATATTGATGAGCTTGACAATATGAACCGTGGCAGGGATCTCCGCACTCAGTTGTCCGTGTTCCTTGCTATGTCTGGAGTCGGGAAGTCACATCTTGCCCGTTGGATAGGGGCAAATGCGGCTTATGTGAGCGGACTGAATGTGCTGCATTTCCAGCTTGAGGGCTCTACCTCTGAGGTTATGGATGCTTACCAGGCGTCACTTATCCAGACTCAGACTTTCGAGTTTGAGAATGGCCGCGTCGGTCAGCACCTGATTGATCAGTTCCATAAGCAGCTTGAAACGTACATGGGCACCTTGAAGGTCAAGTCATACTCTAAGTTTGGAAAGGAGGTGTCAACGACTGACTTGAAGAACGATTGTGAGAAGTACAAGGAGAAGTACGGCCACTACCCAGACGTTATCATTGTCGATTCACTTGACCTGCTGAACGATTCCTCTGGTAGATCATGGGACAACAAGTCATTGCGATTCAAGAGAATTGCGGTGGCCAACGACCTGAAGGATATGGCTGGAGAGCTTAATGCGTGGATGGTTGCCACCTACCAGGCAACCATCGAGAAGCAAGAGGTCGTTGATGACGAGAAGTTTGTTCTCAATGGCTACAATCTCTCGGAGGCCAAAGGTCTTCAACGGCCATGTACCCACATCATCTCTCTTAATCAAAGTAGGACTGAAGAGAAAGAGAACACCATGCGCATGTATGTTGCAAAGTCTCGTTTTTTCAAAAAGGCGGACCCGTTTAAGATCTGCACAGACTACGAGCATGAGAGATTTTATTGTAGAGAAAGAACGCTGAATTTGCCGTCAGAAAGTTAATTCCGTGTTAATCGTCTCTAAAAATAGCTTAAACGAAGATGGAATTGTTGGCCCAGCGCTGACAATTCCATATCTTTGCACGAGCAATTTGATTACCGCAGTGTTTTTTCCATAGCAGTGCTATATGGACCTATCTGTTGAGTTGCAACACCAAATTGCAGAAGAACTCCTCTTTGAACTTGACGGAAAAATGGATGGGGGCAGGAAGAATATTCTTGTCCAGAACTGTCCATTTTGTGGCCATTCGGGCTATAAGTATGGAATATATGTTGGCACACCCACTAACTATAAGAAATTCGGATCATCAAATTGTTTTCATTGTGGAAGCAGGTTTCGTGAACTGCGTGGGACGCTTGAGGCACTTGGCCTTTCAAGGCTCATGCCAAGTGAGACTGTTGATCTCGGAAGCTCGCTAACGGATGAGATTAACCTTTTTGATGATGAGGTGGATGATGACCTTGTTGAAATTAGCATGCCCAAAGGATATAAAAGATGTTTCAAAAATCCGTATTTGAAATCCCGTGGGTTCAATGTTGACGACTATGAGTATTTTCCGTGCGGCACTAACAGAAACCTTGATTTGAAGTTTGCTGATTACGTGCTGCTTGAGGTACGTGACGCTGGCAGGCTTGTCGGGTACATTGGCAGGCATATATGGGACAAGGATGAGATTGACAGATACAATGCAAGACACCGCTATCGGATAAGGAGGTACAATAACTCCACTGAGAACGGCTTTGGCAAGCTGCTTTACAATTATGACGCCATAGAGGCATACAAAACTCGGACAGTCATTTTGTGCGAAGGCGTGTTTGATGTCATCGCACTGACAAGGAAGCTCGAATTGTATGACAATCACGCAATTGTCCCAGTTGCCACGTTTGGAAAGAAGGTGAGCGAGGTGCAGATATATAAGTTGCAGTCAAAGGGGGTTGAGCAGGTCGTGCTTGGGTATGATGCAGACGCAAAGGAGACTGCCGGCCACATTGCCATGCAGCTTGACAACTATTTTGACGTGACCATCGCAGACCTTGACATTGCGAATGGAAAAGACTGGGATGAGATGGATGAAATGAGTATCTACAATGTATTTGCGAATGGACTCAAAACCGTCCGCGAATTTAATTTGGAATAAGACATGAACAAGGAAATTGAATTAACAGATTGGCTTGATGGTCATAATATCACATACACGATACGTCATGACTTGTTGATAATACCAGAGTTTGGCAGGTGCCTTATCCAGTCGGACTATGACAATATATTCAAACAAGATCATGTTACGGGAGAGGTCATATTTAACTATGCTGAAAACCCGGCATTTCTTAAAGGTGACGATATATTCTATATTGTGTTTCCGTTTGGTGACAGGTGGTTTTATGTTGACATAAGAGAAGACAAACTGTCTCAGCAGTTTCATATTCTGAGATGGGTTGGCAAAACGCCTGTGCAGAAAACAAAGGTGGAGTTCTACCCTCTTGGGGTTCACACTGGCTATGAGCTCTTGAATGGAAGCGGTTTGCTTTCAGATTGGTGCAAAAAGGCAAAGTGGCTCGGATATAAGGGTGTTGGTGTTGCTGATAAGAATACGCTTGCAGCGACTCTTGACTTACAGACGTCTTCTATGGCCAATGGGCTGAGGTATATCTTTGGGTATTCCATGTCCGTTGACCTTGGGTCTGAAAGGATTGGCGTTAAGATGTACGCCCACACACAAGAGGGGTTCAAAAACTTGCTTCGCGTTCAGAAAATTGTCGGTTGTGACAATTTCGAGGACAAACGTTTGGGGTATGTCGATCTGCTGAACCATGCCGCTGGTTGTGTGATAGTGTTTGATAAATGGTGTGGAGCCTGGCTGTCAGAACAGGTCAAAAATGATTCCGACTGCTTGGATAGTATTATTCGGGCGTTTGACGGCTGGGTGTACTTCCAGGTTGACTTGACTGAATATAAAGCCGACAGAATCGACTCACAAGTCCTTATCAGCCAAAAGTGTTATTTTGACGCTTTTTATCAAGGCGGTATTGATTATCTGGAAAATGTCAGACCAGTACTTATCCAAGACATTTACTATGCTGATCATGAGGACTGGAAGAACAAGATATTGCTCAACAAGGTTGATGTTGGCGCAGCACATGACCAGTCTGACGGGCAGTATATGAAGACGCTCGATGAGCTGCATGATGAGTTCTCAGCGACCTTCTCGGAAAAATATTCCGATGAGGTGTTCTATGATATGTGTAATTCGACTGCTGACATTATTGAAAATGCTGATGCGCTATATGATTTGACGGAGAATTACGCCCCTCGATATGACATGACGCCAGACGAAAAGGAAAAGTATGGCAACACCTACAATATGTTCAATTCATTGCTTGAGGAAGGCTTTAGAAAGCTGGTTCCTGAGGGCGAGGAGGAGATATATCGTGAGCGTATGGAGTATGAGAAGTATATTCTCACCAGCACTGACAATGTGGACTATATTCTGATAACGTGGGATGAGTTGAACTGGGCGCAGAGGAACGGAATACTTACTGGCATTGGCCGTGGCTCGGCTGGTGGCAGCTTGGTATTGTACCTACTCCAGATAACCAACATTGACCCAATCAAATACGGACTTATTTTTGAGCGTTTCCTGCTGCCAGAACGAGCAGGACTGGAACCATGTAAGACCACAATGCTTGCTGGGCAGATTGAATCTTCAAATTATGTGGAGTTGGAATGTGACAATGGCAAGACGTATAAGTTTGACGTTGACGCAAAGTTTAGGGTGAAGCGAGGTGACGCTGAAATTGAGGTGTTTGCTGATGAGCTTCAAGTTAATGATGATATAGTGTGGGACAATAACGATTTGTTGTGGAATCTATAAGTGCAGATTTTAAAAATTAAGACATGAAAGTAGTAAGCATTAAAAATAAAAATGAAGCAAGCTCCCTTGTGCAGGATGCGTATGTCGATAATGGCTACGTCAAGGCACATCATGGGAGCTTGCCGTGAGACTGGATATTGACAGTGACTTTGCAGCAGACCGTAGAGGCGATGTGAAGAAATATTTGGAGAAGCGTTACAACACGAATAATATGCAGCGTGTGTTTTCGGCAGGAACATTCACCACGGTAAAGATCAAGTCCGCAATCAAGGATATTGCCAGAGTCCATAAGGTGTCAGTTGGTACGACAAACTATCTGACTGCCATACTGGATGATGACATGAGCTGGACGGACTTGATGAAATTGGCCGTAACGGACAAGCGTATATATGATTTCATCCAAAAGCACCCAAGTGTGTTCGAGGAGATTTTGCCGTTGTTCGGGCAGGCAAGAAGCGCAGGAATACATGCCTCGGCCCTTATCATTACCCCCGAGTGTGTAAAAGGTGAAAGAGTGAACTGCTATGACCTGTTGCCAGTAAGAAAGATGGGTGATTTGCTGGTGTCAGAGATTTCTGGTAATGATATTGATGCGATTGGCATTTTGAAGAATGACGTATTGGGTATTCAAGAGCTTACAAGAATATCTGACATGCTGTTGCTGATAGAAAGAGAGTATGGCGTGAAGTACACTATGCTACAGATCGTCTCCCAGTACTTGAATGATGAAAAAGTGTTTGAGCTTCTCAGACAAGGGCATACGCAGGGGGTGTTTCAGATGTCTGGCCAAGGAATAACAAGGTATATCAAGGCATTGAAACCAGACAATATCAATGACCTTATAGCATCGGTGGCCTTGTTCAGACCAGGAACATTGAACTCTGGGTCCGCACAGGGTTACGTTGATGCCAAGAATGGATTGGTTCAGCCCGAATACTTATGGGGGACTTATGATGTGTTGAAGGACACTTTTGGATTCATCGTTTACCAGGAGCAGGTTGCAACGCTCGCCAGAAAGATAGGCAATCTTTCGCTTGGCGAGGGTGTTAATTTGGTGAAGGCACTTAGCAAAAAGAAACTTGAGAAGGTTCAGAAATTCAAAAGTAAGTTTTTTGTCGGTGCTGAGCAGAATCACTGCCCGAAGGAGGCTGCTGAAAAGATTTGGGTAACAACTGAAATGGCTGCAAGCTACTTGTTCAACAAGAGCCATGCGACGGCATACGGCCTTACCGCATACGTTGGAGCATGGTTGAAGGCGCACTATCCCATGCCGTTCTACACGGTCATATTGAGAGACTGCGACAATGAAAAGTTGCCAGCCGTAATGAATGAGGTAAGGGGCGTGGATGGAACAGACATCGTCAAGCCAGACATCAACATTTCCGGAAGAAATTTTACACCAGACTACAAGAACAAGAAGATATACTGGTCACTGAGCAGAATCAAGCAGCTTGGACCAAAGGCCGTTGATTATATTGTAAAGGAGCGGGAAAGATTTGGTAAATTTACCGATATGGAAGAGTTCATCAGAAGAATTTTTCGCCAACGGTTTGTGAAGTTCAAGAACTGGGATGATCCTGCTGATGGGTACACTCTTGATGATGAGAAAAATCCAGTTAATGCGAGAATCATAAGACACTTGATATATGCAGGTGCTTTTGACAATTGCGACCATGTCGGCTCCGTATGTGAAAGATACGGACTGCTGAAAAAGGCCGCGGAAATGCTTGGATTCGAGATCAACCCAAATGAAGTTCCAGAGGGCATGGAGAACAAGCATTACTTTTGGTCTCAGCAGCAGATTGCACTCGCTGGGGTGGGGTCAGTGGATTACAAACGTATATGGAATGATTTGGAAAAGCCAGTTTCTGCAAAGAACACCCCGTTCCTTGAGTTTAGTGAACTTGACAGCAGGTACTTGACCATCACCAAGGCGGCTATAGTCGGTACGATTATGGAGGTATCTGAGAAGAAGTACAAGTCAAGAAGGGACGGTACGACCAAGCGTTTTGGAAAGATCAAGTTGCAGCAGAATACGGACGTTGCCGAACTGATAATGTGGGACAATTCGTGGTCTGAACATAAGGAGCTTTTTGTGAACAATGAAGGAAGAATTATTGCTGCCGTGGTCGCAGTCAAATGGTCTGACTATAGCGAAAGAAATGGTCTCCAGCTGAACCGTGGTGCATTTATAACCGACATTAAATAAAGGATATATGCCAACAAATAGAATGCTAACGGAAAAAGCTGATGTCATACGAAGAATGCTTCAGCTTAGAAAAGAGAGGAAGGAGTTTGTAGGTGATGATTATGGTACGTTCTACCGTACTCAGAAACTTCGAAACATGATATGGAATGGTGATATTACTGATGACAATCTCAGCGAAATGATGACTTCTGAAAAGATGTCAGAGGGCGGCGTCCCGCCAGTTGAGTGGTATCATCTGAAGGCATATCCTCATCCACAGGATGCCCACTACGAATTGTTTACACAAAATCTAAATTGTGCAAAAGACAAGAGAAACAAGCGGGCAAGACTGACAAAATTAAGGGTTAGGAAGATATTGTTTGATATTCTCATGGCCCGTTTAGACAGATTCGAAAATCCAGAAAAGTATATGAACAACAAAATTTTATGTATCGTAGGGGAGTCTGGCGCAGGAAAGACACTTGCGTCCCTCCACCTTCAAAATAAGTTAGGGGCAAATGTTATATGTTCATTTACAACAAGACCCCCGAGAAGCACTGAAATCGAGGGACGTGAGCACCACTTCATCAACATTGTCCCAGATCCCAATGAGTTGCTTGCATACACTCTGTTCCACGGAAACGAATACTATGCGCTGAAGACACAAGTGTTCGGTGAATGCACCGTGTATGTTATAGATGAGGATGGCCTCAGAAACCTACGTGAGGAACATGGGGATGAGTATCGCATTTTCTCAGTATATATCACAAGAAAGAAAAAACTGAGAAGAAAAGTTGGTATTTCACACAATAGAATTGATCGTGATGATGAGCGTAAAAAGCTTCCAATGAGCGAATATGACTGGGTTATTGAGAATAATTCAACAAAGAAGGATTTTTTCGTAAAAATAGAAAACATTTACAGAGAAGTGTCTGAGAAATAATATGGCAGCACCAAAAGAAAAAAGTAATGTAGTAACGGCCATTGTGTTTGATTTTGAGACTGGTGGATTGGACGTTACTAAATGTGCAGCAACGCAGATTGCAATGCACGCAGTGAGACTTGACACATTCGAGTTGAAGGAGAGCTTGAACTTGTATATTGCCCCATACCGTCAGCAACCTGGTCTTAACAAGCCAGTCAGGAAGGTTGTGAAGAGCAAATATGACATACAGGAGAGTGAGAGCCCGATGATGGAATATACACAACGAGCACTTGAAATATCCGGAATCACAATGGAGCTTTTGAACACCAAAGGTTCCGACTTGAAGGTAGTTTGTGAGGAAATTATTGACTTCATCAGACGGAATACTGAGAAAGTCACTGCCAACAACAAGCCAATCCTTGTTGGGCAGAATGTGTTGTTTGATATAGCCATGATGCAGCAGATTATGCTATATACTGGCCTTTACGATGAGTTTAGCAAGGTAGTGGATGGCAAGAAGGATTTTTGGGGGCATTTCCAGCCTTACTACATCGACACTATCGCATTGGCAAAGCTGGCGTTTGACCACGACAAAAGTGTAACATCTTGGAAGTTGGAAATGACCGCTGAGAGACTTGGGATAGAGATGGATGATGCGCATGATGCAGACGCTGACGTGGCTGCAACAAGGGACATCGTGAGAGTGCTTACGGCCCGCATGAGAAATTCAGACGGATCATCCAATGCGGTTGGTGCATTGAGTACTGAGCAGAAAGACAAAATGAGAGTTCATTTCAAAATATAGACAGTATGAAGCAATATTTGGAATTATTGGACAGAATCCTCACAGAAGGGCATCAGAAGGGCGACAGAACGGGAACGGGCACACTAAGTGTCTTTGGCCACCAAATGCGCTTTGATTTACGGGACGGATTTCCGCTTCTCACAACCAAGAAACTGCACTTGAAGTCCATTATCTATGAGCTGCTATGGTTTCTTCGTGGTGACACCAATGTGCGCTGGCTCCAGGACCATGGCGTAAGTATTTGGAATGAATGGGCCGACGAGAATGGCAACCTCGGCCCAGTCTATGGTCACCAGTGGCGGTCGTGGCCCAACTACCGTGGGGGCACGATAGATCAGATAGCGCAGGTGGAGGAGATGATCAAGGACAACCCAAACTCCCGTCGAATGATCGTGACGGCGTGGAATCCTGCTGAGATAGATGACATGGCCCTGCCACCCTGCCATTGCCTCTTCCAGTTTTATGTCGCAGATGGAAGGCTCTCGCTCCAGCTATACCAACGATCAGCTGATGTGTTTCTTGGCGTTCCGTTCAATATAGCCTCTTATGCCCTGCTGCTACAGATGATGGCTAATGTAACTGGGCTTGAGGCTGGCGAGTTCATCCACACCACGGGCGACACTCACCTCTATCTCAACCATATTGAGCAGGCGCGCCTTCAGTTGTCAAGGACACCTCGGGAACTGCCAGTGATGCTCACCAGCCCTGGAATCAAAAGCATTTTTGATTTTAAATATGATGATTTTCAGTTGGTTGGTTACGACAATCCGTGGCCTCACATTAAGGCTGATGTCAGCGTTTAATAATTGCTTTGAAAATGGGAAAGACCAAGTTTGTATTTAATAATATGTCTGGTACGTTGGAGCCAGAAGAGCAGGCGTTTCCAACAAACGACGACAAAATAGTAACATCTCAGCCACAAGAAAACAATGTGGCCGAAATAAAAAGGAACAACCATGTTGAAACTGATGAAAATGTAATACAATTTCGTGAAAGCAGTGATTACACGGTTTTCCAGGTTGTCAATGAAGAAAACAGAAAACCAATGATGATAATAGCTGGTTATGCCTTGGAGATTAAGTTCAATATGGCTGAGTTGCGCTCTACGGAAAAAATAGAGCAGTTGCTTGGTGGGCTTACGTCAATGTTTAGAAAAATGATATTGGAGCAAGCGCTTGGAAAATGAATGATTCACCATTTGACTATTAGTATAAAAGTACGAATAGTAAAATGGAAAATATGAATCTTACAGAGCTGGAACAGAAATTCTGCATGGTGTATGTGGCCGGCCCTCCCCCATACGTTGGCAATGAGGTCAGATGCTACCAACTGGTTTTCAACGGCTCTACTAAGGCACCGACTGGAGAAAGTGAGGTTGAAGTCTCACTTAAAGCTCATAGCTTTATGGCAAGAGAGGATGTCAAGGATTTTATTGACAGTCTCAATGCCATAAATGTCGTGAACGCCTCGACATTAAGGCCGCGCCTCACTCAGACGCTTTTGAAGATTGCCGATGAGTGCTCTGAGGCCAATTTTGAGGATAAGTTCGGCGTACCACTTTCTCCAGCTGCCCTTCGTTCCGTGGCAGTCAATGCAATCAAGACACTGACTGACATGTACGGAATCAAGGAGGATATTGCCCACAAGGTGATGCTTGAGGGGGCTGGTGGTGACGGCATTACGTTCAACCTCATCGCCCCTCAGCCAGCACCGAAGCCAGACGATGAACTAATTGGATAAACAACATGGAGAATACTGGTAACAATACATTAGGTGTGTTCTTGATACAGAATTTCAAGACGGTTGTCACCTGTCTTGCCTTCATTGGCGGAATGTACCTGCAACATCAGGTGAACGCAATGAAAATTGAGCAGCTTGAACATCAGATAGAACAGGCCAACACGCGCCTCGACAAACAATATGCCAAACTCGACAACGTGAAGCTCGACAAGGCAGTATTTGAGTCAACAATGCGGCAGTTCTCAGAAATGTCAACCGATATTCGTCAGATCCGCGAGCGCATCGAGGGCATGTTAGATAAATCTGGGAAGTGATGCTGGGGGGAGAAGTTGTAAAAATCAAATATTCTAAGCAGTTGCTCCAACTTAGACTTTGTGAACTTGTGACACGAAAAGCAGTGGTTACAGAAGTTGCATACGACGATCGGGGCAATGTAAGGGGTGCCTACGTCATCCCGCAGACTGGAAGGCTTCGAGGGCAGGAGTGGTACATACCAATCCAGTCAATAGAAAGCCAGTCTGACATAAACAGGCTTAGGAACCATAGCACCATCAGACAAACAATATTGTAATTATGGCAACAAAATTATCAAAAAATTTCACGCTTGAGGAACTGGTATCGTCCTCATCAGCTGCTAAGTATGGTATCAAGAATGTGCCAGATGCAAGAGCAAAGGCCAATCTGACCATGCTCTGCCAAAAGTGCCTCCAGCCGATTAGAGACTCTTATGGCAAGCCCATAGTGGTCACTTCTGGTTACAGATGTCCAGCTCTTAATGTGAAAATTGGAGGCTCAAGAACTTCCCAGCACATGAAGGGCCAGGCTGCTGACATCAGTGACCTAAATGGTTATAAGAGTGGCGGTGAGGCGCACTATGAGGCCAATGCCAATCTGTTTGATTTTATCTATAAAACTGGTTGCTACGACCAGCTTATCAATGAGTTCCCCGATTCAAAGGGCAGGCCAAAGTGGATTCATGTGTCCTACAACCCAAGCAACAAGAAGCAGCGTGGCCAAGCACTTGTGGCGAAGAAGGTGAATGGAAGAACAGTATATTTACCGTACAAACGATAAACGATTGATATGAAAACTTTTTGGAAAATATTCCCATTTATGACGGTCATAATAATGGTCGTAATGGGGCTTGTGGTCGAGTGTTTCCATAGTAAAAAGAGTGGTGGCAGTGGCCATTACAAAGTAACTGAGGTTACTGTTTCCAGTGATGACAACAAAACCGACGTGGAAACTATCAGACTGCGGGATTCATTGGAGATGAAGATGGCTGAGGTAAGAACGCTTGAGACCACCAACAAGAGCCTCAAAGCCATGTATGGAGACTTATTGAAGGCTTCAAACGTCAAGGCTGGTGAGGTCAAATATATCACTAAAGTGGAGACCGTTACTGCTGGCAGGGACACTACGGTATGTTTTGTGGATTCTTTTGGTGGCCTTAATGCACATTGGAAAGATAACTATGCTAATATTGATGTGAAGATTGACTCAGCGAGAAATGCAATGATTGACTACTCTGTCCGTGATTCAATCACCATCATATCGTACATGAAAAAGCACTCCATCTTATTTGGCCTTATCAAATGGAAAAGTCATGAGGGGTGTAAGGTGATTACGCACAACCCAAAGGCAACCCCAACGGTTGTAGTGTCTTATGAGAATATCAAACGTTAAATACAACTCAGACAAATGAAACAGTACACAGGAACAAAAACAGTGAAGGCCGAGCCAATGACGAAGGGGGAGGCTTACGAGAAGAACCTTCTGAAGAAGGGAGTTGAGCTGGAAGGCTACGAAAAGGACATGGCAGGCTACTGTGTTGAATACAGTGGCGGCTATCAGTCATGGTGCCCAGCACCTATCTTTGAGGCCGCATACAAGCCTTCTGAGAGCGTCCTTGACCGTTTGCGCATTGAGCGTGACGAGTTGGAGGAACGTCTTGACAAGCTCGACAAATTCTTGGAGCTTGGCATACAAGGGGTCATCGATAAGGTTGGCTGCGTACAGAGCTCCATGCTTGCTGCCCAGCGTGTTTTCATGAAATGCTACCTTGAAATGGTTGACTCCCGGATCAACGACATTGAAAACAAGTCCAAGTAAGTTGTTTAGTGTTTAGGTGAATTGTGGCGGCCTGCGTAATTGCAAGTCGCCACTTTTCGTTTATTAGAATGAAGTTATTTTCAACACCTTGTTCCTGCTTCTGACATCACCTTGGTTGTTGTAGTATATTTTCTCACAATTGTCAACACTTGTCCCCATCATGTTTGCAACGTATATGATAGGAACGTCCTTGCTGATATAGTTTGTGATTGCAGTGTGCCTGAAAGTATATAGGTGCAATGGAAAGTCACACTCAAGCAGCACACCCAGTTTTTTAAGCCAAAGGTTGATCCTGCTTATAAAGTGTTTGATGTCTCCATTGTTCGTTGTCTGCGTCTCCAGTTTGCGCTTATTCCTAATTGGAAAAATGTAGCCGTCCCTTGATTCACGTTTCCATCTCTGCATGATTTTCTCCATGACCCCGTTAATTGGTACTGAGCATGGGACAACCTGCTTGTCTGATATTTTCCTTCTCTTGAACACAAAATGAGCCACGCCATCTATTTTCTGTATATCAGAGTACTTTAATGAGATCGCATCGCACGGTGACTGGCCAGTGAACAATAAGAACACACAGAAATCCCTGTATAGTGCCTTTCTTGGATTTTTTGGAAGCTCATCATCAGAAAGATCAAGGAGCTTGTTGCATTGCTCTGAGGTGAGCGTCCTGTACTTGTGCGCGCTTGAACGGTTTTTCTTGGCCCATCTGACCGTTCCCAAACTATCCATACTGTGCCACCCCAGCTTTTCAGCGTAGTTTATGACTGAGTGGAGCATTGTTGACACATAGAGCATTCCCTTGCCCCCTTTTGTGTTGTCTATCCAGTCAAATAGTGAGTTGATGAAATCTGTGGTTAGGTCTGAGACAAGGAGTTTGTCCCACTTGATTCTTTTGTATGTACAAAATTCCTCAAGCCTTCTTCCAAGTTTCTCATAGGCCTGGTACGAGTCTTTCATCGTGCCATCCGCGTGCCTGCGTTTTTTGGCCTCATTGATGTAATGGTCGATTAAGTCCTTGGCGAGCGGCTTCTTGTTCTCTTCTCCATCTTTCTCCTCACCATTGATAAAGCCATAAAGACTCCCTTCCCAGTTCACTGCACGCTTGTCATATTTGCTTTTGAATTTTACCAAAATCTCATTGTTTTCCTCAGAAAATGGAGCTGACGGGATAAAGAGCTGCTTTTTCTGATTCCAATGTCTTTTGGACAATTTTCCCTGGAGGAGCTTGTTTACATTCACATATTTGGTTTCACCGTCCTGATATACACGGAGTCTGAGGTTGAAACCAGTTGTACCAAAGCTCTGATAATTAATGGTAATCATCTTTTTGAAACTGTTTTAATCACGTTTTTGATGTACACTTTCGCATGCACAAAAACGCGCATTATGGCTTCAAAACTGCAAAAACGAGACTAACTGTACATAGTTTCGTATATCCAACTAACTGCCATACTTAGCTGGTAATCAATTATTTGCGTGACACCGTTTTGTTTATTAAGTGTACACACTTTTTTGCTTTGCGGAAAGTGAGGGATTCAAACCCCCGATACCCGTAATGGGTATACCGGATTTCGAGTCCAGCGCATTCGGTCACTC